TTTTCAAGCAGAAGACGGCATACGAGATTTCTGCCTGTCTCGTGGGCTCGGAGATGTGTATAAGAGACAGGTATATAACCTATGATATACTAAATACATAATCATAGGTTATAGTTGCAGCACTCTGGTTAATATTAAGTGTTATCTTCTTACCAGATTCTGATTGAGTTACTGTTACTGTGGCAGACCTTGAGGATTCAGCAGTGTTCTCATAAGTTTTAACTGAGAGCCCATTATCTACTATATTAACAATAGTCCAACTCGGTACATTTCGACTTGCTTCTACCGGATATATATCAGAGGTTTCTGTACCATTTATCACTTTCTTTTTATAAGAGATGAATGGAACCTCTTCAGTTTTTCCCAAAGCTGGATGAGTAATAGACTTAGAAGTCTGACTTCCAGGAGCACTCCCCCAATTAAAATAATAATTATAAGATACACTTGCACCGCCCTGAGTGATATCCACATAATCAGAAGCCCCATCATAGTTAGCAAAGACTCTAACAGTTCTAGAACTGGTACTACTGTTTGAAGAAGCAGTAAGGGTAGTCCCAGATAATGTAAAACCCGAAATACCATTGGTACTTAAGGATGGGTCAGCAGTATCATAGCCATCCCTTACTGTGTAACCAGAAGTATAATTTGAATATCGATCTCTACTTGCACTTGGATATAAAGTTACACTTCCTCCAGTATTAGAAATAGTGTATGAACTAGCAGTTAGAGTTACAGACCATGAACCATAAGAATAGCTCAACCATTTATTTGCCTCTTGATATACTGGTACACTTACAGATTTGGTTTTACCATTGAGTGATAAAGTACCAGTAAGTGTACCTACTTGGGTCCTAGATTTTACGGTATCTTCCAGATTACTTGCACTAACTGCAGTACCATAACTAATACTAGCACCGCTTGTAATTGTGCCACCTCCAGTTGTAGAACCATTCCATCCCCAAGTTTGAGAATATGAGGGCATAGTTGAGAATGAACTTCTACTTCCTCCACTTGCAGGTATATCGGATACGCTTCCTCCACTTGCAGTGATTTCACTGTAGGTTCTATAACCTGCAGATTGAGAACAACTAATAGTTGCCTTCTTATTAGTTTCAGCTTGTGTTAAAGTTACCGTACCACTTCGTGTACTGGTAGAGGTATTATTATCCATAGTTACAGAAGTACCACTTCCAGATACACTACCAGAGTTGGCTCTAGTATAAGTTAAAGCAATTTGGTTACCATAATTATGCCCATTTCTTAATTCTTGCTTGTATGAAGTTACCGTAAAGGTTTTAGTACCTCCTGTAGCCCCAAATGACATAGAAGTGGGGTTTACACTAAACCCATAACTCCAAGATTGAGAAGCTGCTGCTTGAATAAAGGTTAATTTAAAAGTTTTACCCGATTCATCCTGTGTAACAAGAGTATTGGAATCCGACCGAGAGGTTAATCCCAAATTCTCTGAAGCAGTCCAAGGAGGTGTTTGAGGATGATTAGCTACCCATGCGGGTCTATTACTAATAACATAATTTACCGTAACTTCAGCCCCATTAGCTACTCCATCCCAATATTTCTGTTTTGTAGAAATAAAACCAAACCCCTGATTAGAAGAACTTGGGTTACCCAAAGCATCAAAGCTTACACTACTGTATCTAGAAGTAAAAGTATACTTATAGGTTACCTTATGAATATCTTCGAGTTTGACACATTCATTATTTCCATAGGAACTGGCATTGGATAACTCCAACCCCACATAATTCTCCCCTGTTCCTGTCGAGGAGAGTGCTAACAATTCAGCCTTGGTAGGGCAGTCATTTCCTGTCTTACCAAGGCCTACTTTAGTTTTGACAGCACTCCAGGTTGCTATCTCTCCCATGATTATTTATTTTTAAGTTCTTGAATCTCAGCCTTCAAAGCCTTAATCTCATCATAGAGAAGTTTAACACCCTCGATTGCCAAAGTTGACATCTTGTGATATTTAACTTGTTTTACGAGTACATACTCTTCTCCGTTGATTTCTAAGGTTTCGAATTCTTCTGGATTGGGTACCGTAGATTTCTCTACTGGAACTTCTTCCACATATTTACCAAAGCCTAAGCCCTCGAGGTTCTGAGCAATAGTTCCCTCGTCCTCTTTACCAAGCATTTCGAATGACTTGGTTGGTATCTGGCAAATCTGTTCCAGAGTATGATTCAAATCTTTAACATTAGATTTGAGTCGAACATCTGAAGATTCTTTGAAGAAACCAGAAGGAGCCGTGGTCTTAGCAAATACTACCTGGTCAGTAGTTGCCAATCCCAATTGAGCTCTAGTTACTGTATGAGGATTATCCTTTCTACCTGCATGGTTATTGATAGAAGTTTGAGCAGCAGTACCTGCAGCCTTAGCATCGGCAATAGCAGCAGCCTGAGCAGTAGATACTGGCTTATTTGCATCCGAAGTATTGGAAGCATTACCCAAACCAACCTGAGCTTTGGTTACTCCATGAGGATTAGATTTATTGGCAATATGGTTATTTACCTTAGTTTCCAATGCAGTTACATCTGAACCAGTATCGGCAATCAAATCGTCAACGTAAGTTTTCAATTCTGTACGAAGAGCATTGATGGCATTAGTTCTATTGGTAATCTCATTTGCCAACCCCTGTACGGTATTATCCAAGTTAGTCTTATCTGCTGCAGTCATTACACCTGCAGTAGTCTTAGTTGCTGCAAGTATATCTCTAATTAAATCTGTAGCACCTTCATAAGTCTTACCATCTGCACTCTTAGTTTTATTATTAAGAGTAGCTCTTACATTAGTTGAATTATGGGTAAGAGTGAATCCAGTAAGAATAATTCCTGGAAGAGAACTATTAAAGGTATCATGCTCATTATCTTTTGCAATACGGGCCTCTTGTTCAGCTTCAATAGCATCTGGTAAGGTTTGATTAAGCTTTATTACACTATCGGCATCCATCAGACCAGCTTCTTGAGTAGTGGCTGGGGTTAGAGGGATTACCATCCCATCGGGTTTATCAATGTAATGCCCTTGACCATCCGTAGCAGAATAGTTACATAAGATAATAACATTACGCTTATTTTTGTTAGCTATTGAAACCTTACTAATTAAATTTTTAGGCATGCTAGATACCACATCCTCAAGATGCTTACCTCTACTACCTTCGAAAGCAGTACCTGCGATTTCCCCAATGATAAGAGACGAAGTATTACTGTCTACGAATTTAGTACCTGACCAACGGAATTGGTATGGAGGTTCACCATCGGCAACATTTATATAAATCTTACCAGATTCTCCAACTACGGGAGTTTGGTGACCTGCATCCGTATACAATTGAACATTAGTAAGACCTCCAGTGGGGCTTACATCATAGGTAGCATATACTTCAAGTACATCATCTACATATGAAGGCAAATGGTTAGCAGGTACTAAGCCACTTCCATCCAATGGAGCAAATCCACCAGCTTGACCTTTAGTTGCTACGAAAGCATCATGTTTAGCTTCTAGAGTATTAATATTATTCTGTAACTTAGTTTCAAGGGCAGTGTCTGCCGCAGTTCTATCAGCAATCTCTTTATCAATCCTTGCACCCAATGCAGTATCAGCAGAAGTACGAGCAGTTGCTTCATCGTTTACAGCTTTAGTAAACTTGGTATCTAAAGCAGTATCTGCAGCTTTTCTATCAGCTACTTCTTGAGCAAGAGCGGCTTCTGATTTACCGTCCAAAGCTTCGATAGCATCTTTACGGTCCTGAACCTCTTGAGCAATAGCATTGGGTAATGTCTCATCCAGATTAACTTTATCTTGGGCGGTCATTACACCAGCTTTCTCTGTAGTAGCTGCTGGGATAGAAGTAGTCTTATAATCTTCAGGCTCATGAGTATAAATACCCTCTTCTTTTTTAGAAGAGAAATTATGAGTTAAAGTAACATGACTGCTTTGTTGACCTACCTCAACTGGTTTATCACCAGATAAGATAATAATATTATCTGGTATAGAATCAAACAGCTTCTTATCTGCTGCAGTTTGTACACCAGCTTTCTCTGCAGTAGAGGCAGGCAATGTAATAGGATTCTGTTCTACTGTACCATCTTCAACTACGGTCTTAGTAGCAGCTATGCCAACAGTAGTTTCATTGGGAGTTACTGCACCAAGAGCAAAGTTAGCCGTAGAGATTCTATCTAACTCAACCTTATCCTTAGCAGTCATCGTACCAGCCTTAGTAGCCGATACCTGAGGCAAATCGAAAGTTTCGGTAGTATCAGCATTCAAACCGTTATCCTTAGTTACGGTTACTGTTACCTTATTAGCATCAGAAGCCGCAGAGAGATCAGTTAAAGAATTTGGGTCTAACCCATCTAACTTAACCTTGTCTGCTGCAGACATAACTCCAGCAAGAGTTTGAGTTACCGGAAGTAAATTCTTGGTAGCTTCTACTTCTTCACCATATTGGTTATTTGCCTTATCCTTGGTTGAAGTCTTTACTTTGAAAGAAAGCTGAGTACCTGTTCGGGTTACAGTACTAACATCAGTAACCATGGTATCAGGCAAAGCATCAGAAGTACCTTCTTCAGCTACCAGTCTTTCTTCATGGTCATCGGTAATGTTAGTGAACTTATTATCTAAGGCAGTATCAGCATCGGTTCTGTCCTGAATTTCTTTATCGATACGTTTACCCAAAGCTGTATCGGCAGCAATACGGGCAGCTTCTTCTGCATCGATGTTATCCTGGAGAACTTTATCTGCGGCCTTTCTTTCCTCTCTCTCTGTATTTAAGTCAGAAGTATTCTGGTCAATCTTTGCTTCTAATCGAATATCCTCAGCCTTACGAGCAGCGATTTCATTATTCAGCAAATCGGTAATGGCAGTATAGTTACCATTAATGTTATCCTGAATACCCTGAATCAATTCCAGATTACGTTGAATATTAGCAGCATTCTGAGTTACCAGAGCATTGGTAGCATTCAAGGAAGTTAACAGCTCCGTACGAGTTTCAGTTACGAAAGTTCTCAACTCATTTACCGTAGTAGTAAGAGTATTACTTAAGTTAGTGAAAGTCTGTTGCAGAGTATTATCTCCTTGTTCACGCAGATTCTTTTCAGCTTCAAGCTTATTCTCCAACTCAGTAAGCTTAGCAGTCATAGTTGCTGCAAAGTTGGGATCATCACCGAGAGCCTTAGCAATCTCGGCCAAAGTATCAAGTACCTCTGGAGCAGAGCCAATAATCTTTTGGATAGCTGCCTCTACTTGTTCAGCACTCTGGAAATCTGAATCGTTTAATAACTCAGATACCTTAGTGATATAGTTAGCATGTTCCTCAATTCCATCCAACTTAGCAAAGAGTAAATCAGTAAAGTCATTTGAAGAAAGTACCTTACCGTCTACCTTATCTACCTTCTTAGAATCTAAGGCTTGGTCAGCAGCAATTCTGTCTGCCTTCTCTTGAGCCAAAGCATTATTGATAAGGGTATCTTGGTTAGCTCTTTCGGTAGCTTCTTTATCGATATTATTCTGTAATGCAGTATCACCAGCTAATCGGTCATTCTTTTCGGTAAGGATATCCTGGTTAATACCAGCCATGTCATCCTTGTGATTCTGAAGGTTGGTATCAATCTTGGCCTCAAGAGAAGTCTCTTTGGCAATTGCTCGGTCTTTCTCTGCATTAATAGCAGTAGTATTAGCATTTACCTTTGCTTTTAATTCATTCATAGCATCGGTATTACCTGCCTCTAGAGAATCAATACGAACTCCCAAAGCATTATCACCAGCAATACGGTTTTCCTTTTCTTGTTCAAGCTTAGTATTAAGGCTAGCTACCTCAGATTCCAAAGCCTGCTTAGCATTATCTAATTTAGCCGTAAACTCAGTACTCAAGGCTTTATCGGCTGCAGTACGGTCTGCTACTTCTTTATCCAAATTTACCTGAAGAACTTGGTCTGCAGCTTTTCTTTCTACACTCTCAGTATTAAGGTCAATATTGAGAGTATCGATACGAGAACTCAAAGCACTGTCGGCATTCGTACGGTCAACGATTTCTTCGTTAATCATATCCTTAACTTCCTTGTAGTTATCACCTACAGTCTTAGTTAAGTTTGTGATTGCCTCTGAATTTCTTTCTATATTATGTTGATTAGTAGCGATTGCCGTAGTATGGGCATTTACCTGCTCAGTAAGCTCATTACGCAAAGTATTGATAGACTCTTGAATACTCAAAGCCAAGTCTGAGATACGCTGGTTAACGTTAGCCAGACTTTGAGTATATGCTTCATCAGCAGTCTTTCTTTCGGCAATCTCCTTATCCAAGTTAGCCTGAATTGTGGCATCGGCATCTTTACGGTCTTGGATTTCCTTGTTAAGGTTATCCCTTACAACCCCGAGTGCAGCATCTCCAGTAGCAGACTTATTGTCTACGTATTCTTTCAGTTTAGTTTCAAGGGCAGTATCTGCATCCTTACGAGCTTGAACTTCAGCAGCTACCTCAGCACTGTTTGCCTCGTCTCCTGCAATACGGTCTTCGATTTCTTGGTTAACCTGTTCTGTGATTGCAGCCAACTTCCTAGTGATAGTAGTTGCAAAGTTGGGGTCATTTCCAAGGGCATCGGCAATTTCCTTAAGAGTATCAAGTACCTCTGGTGCTGAACCAATAATCTTTTGGATAGCAGCATTTACTTCTTCTTCAGTTTGGAAACCGGCATCATTTATAAGCTGAGAGAGATGGGTAATATAGTTTGCCTTTTCTTCTATGCCATCCAATTTAGCTTTGAGTATATCGGTAAAGTCGTTCTTAGTCAAAGAATAACCTTCACGTTTATCTACCTTCTTAGCATCAAGGTCTTTATCACCTTTTTCTCTAGCAGCAGCCTCGGCAGCAATAGCATTAAGCAATTGTTCTTTGTCTTCTACACCCTGCTCTTTTATATCCTCGATTTTGTGTTCGAGAACTAAATCCTGAGCAGCACGAGTAGTGGCCTCTGAATCTATATTGTTCTGTAATACCTGGTCTGCAGCAGTACGTGCTTGAGCTTCCTGGTCAATCTTACCTTGAAGAGCATTGTCTGCATTGGTACGGTCTGTTACCTCTTTAGAGATTTCGTTGTGAAGAACTTGGTCCTCAGAATGACGGTCTACCTTCTCTTGGTCAATCTTACCTTGAAGAGCTAAAGTATCAGCCTGGCGATTAGTGATTTCTTCATTAATCTTAGAATCCAGTACGGTATCTGCATTGGTACGATTTGCAGTTTCTTCAGCAATCTTTGCCTCGAGTGCAGCCTTATCATTGATATGAAGAGTCTTAAGATTATTTACACTTTCCTTAATCTCATTATCGGCAGCGATACGTTCTTCTCTTTCCTGTTGAATGAGTCCCTTGAGTTCATTCTCAAGTTCACCCTTATCTTGATTTACCTTATCTTCAAGGTCTTTGATGTCTTCAGCATTCTTATCTACCTTCTTCTCAACTCGGTCGATTTCAGCTTTTAAGTCTGCCTTAACGGTATCAATCTTCTTGTTAATCTGATCTAGCCCATATTCAAGATTATCCTGAACTGCTGCTACTGCTGCACCCAAAGCGGCTTCTGCCTCTTTAGCTCGATTAACCTCTTCTGTTAAAGCAGTACGTAATTCGGTTAGCTTATTGGTAATAGTTGTAGCAAAATTTGGATCATTACCCAAAGCTTCTGCTAACTCTTTAAGAGTATCAAGGGCATCATCAGCACCATCAACCAAATCACTAATCATCTGTTTAACTTCTTCCTCGGTTTGATATTTCAAATCATTTTCAAGCTGAGATACCTTAGTGATGTAGTTTGCATGTTCTTCGATGCCATCAAGTTTAGCCTTCAACTCATCTGTAAAATCATTTTTCGATAAGTCGTATCCTTCTTTCTTATCTACCTTATTCTTGATAGAAAGTACGAAGGCCCAGAACTCATTTATGGTTCCTCCAAAGCCAGCTTTAACAAAGTCATCATAGTAACCCTGTAATAACCGCTGGTCTATTTCTTCGCAGGTATAATACTTACTTACATACATATTTTATAAAATTTAAGGATTAATTACTGCACGTTGACGACCCAGTAAGAATTCAGAATCGATATCCCTGAAGGGTTCTCCCTCTGAACCACAGAAGGCATTCATTGGTACATCCGGATTTTCGGGGTCTACATCTCCACCGTCCTCAATATCTCCCCGTATGCAAGCATAATCAGGAAGCCTATTTACACGGAACTTTATTACCTGGCCTATACCAGGATGAGGTATTATTTTATCCCAGATATCTCCGAAGTAATCTTGAAAGCAGGTGACAAATTTGTTTCCGGTCATCGATTGAAATGCCGTTACATCATTGCCATTACCTTTCATTTCAATATGAACTCCAGAGGTACCATTGAGGATAACCAGATTACTATCAAACCAAATTCCACTGTTTGTAGTAATTGGTGTCCACCTCAGTACTAACATCTTTGCCATATACTTTATTTTTATTCTACAAATTCAACTTTGGTATCTCGGTCTCTCTTTAGGATAATCATGAAAACTAAAGCCTCATCCTTTGCCTGAGCAGTCTGAGTATCTCCAGAAGGCTTATACGTTATACCATTAATTACAAACCTATCTTGTTCCCAATTAAAATCCCAATAACCCTCCGGTGTAAGATAACCGATTTGTTCTATATAAGATTTAGAAATCAGTATTGATAAGTTTTCATCATCCAATTCTCCTGAAATAGTTGCCTTATTGATAGGCCAGTTTCTGAAAGCATTGTAGTAACATAATGCCTCGATTTGGATGTTATAATATTTAGGTATACTGTCTTCGGCATGACTGAGAAGCTGATTAACATGTTTGGCCCAGGTTATGGATTGCCTACCAGCATCCCAATCTAAGAAGTCAGTGATAATTTTCTTGTATCTATCCCAAGAGCGGTTCTTTACCATTCTCCAGGGTTCTTTTGTCATAACTTAGTTAGAATTGATTTCTTACTACCTTTCACTGGAGCACTTGGATTTGGCCCATCTAATACTCCAGGTTGCCTTCTGTTAACTACTTTTGGGACTACGGTTCTAAATACTTCATCACAGAACGGTAAGTAGATTTCCAATCGTGAAGCTAACATACAAAGGTTCTTCCTTAATTCATCTATTAATCCACCTGGTTGCATTGCTTGAGAAAGTGTTTTCCATAGGGAACTTGTAGCATCTGCCAAGGTATCATAATATTGCACTTCAGTAGGCCCAGTAGTGATTTGTTTTATCCTATCACCTCGGGCAAGTTCGGGTTTAGAAGTACCATCACCAGTTTGTTCTTTGGTAGAAGTTAATTGACTTAGGTATTCTGAAGTACTTGTTAATAGATTAAGTATCTTCACATTGAGAAAGTCCCATGCTGCCAATTCCATTATTAATTGGTTTTCTAGTGCTTCATACCATAATTCATCAGTATACTTATCTGCAGGAATTTGGTGATTTACTAGAGGACCAATATAATATTGCCATTTGGTGATGTAGATAGATTTATCTTCCCTGGTCATTCCCTCTGATATCTCTGAAGGAATATAGTGGTCGATTAAGTTATATATTGTATCGGCTAATGCCGTATGACCATAATCACAAACTACCAGAGTCTTATCTACGGTGATATCTAAACCATTAGAGTTGGTTACATGTAGGGTTACTGTATAGAAACCGGGAGTTTCATAAGAATAGGAAACATGTCTTCCACCATTGAAAACCTCTCCCTTATCATCGCCAAAGTCCCAGTCAAAAATGGATTTGGCCGGGACTTTGGATATGACTCTGAATGAAACTTCCAGACCTGACGTAACGTACAAAAAGTCCAGATTGTTATTCATATTAGTCTGTCTTATGTAATTTTCATATATTACCCTTTAGAAGAGGATTCGAATTCTTCCAGCAAAGCCTGAATAAGTGTTTCTACTGTATCATCTTTCTCGGCAACGATTTCATGAAGACCTGCTACCAGTTTCAGTTCTTCCAGGGAATAGCCCTTTGCAAGTTTTTCAAGAGTCATGCCTTTCTTGAACTGAGCATTCAGTCTCTTATCCAACTTTTCTATGTCGGCCTCTGAATACTTTTCGATTTCTGATTTATCAGCAATGATAATCAGATGGCCAGAGGCAATTGCCTTCTGAATCTTTGGTGCACGGAATTGACGACGAGAGAGTTCCTTGTCTTCTCCTCTACAAACGGTAATACCAGTTGATTGGTCATGAAAACTGTAAGCTCTTGGTCCCACAGTTACTGTATATTTATCTTTAGCCATATTTCCTAAGATTTAAAATTTAAAAAGTGATAAAGAGAGGATGAGTCTTTTTAATTACCCACCCTCTCAGGGAATTTATATAGATGAAACCGGACTGCCCTTATTATTCGAGGTTAACCATCAAATATGGGTCTACGTTCATGAACTCGGGGAATCCGAATTCTGAGAACTTCTTGTCAGCAGCCAGCAATAGAGTTGCATCCTGGTACATCTTAGAGAAGCCAGTAGTCAAGCTTGCATAGATTGCCTGAGTCTGGTTAGAAACGATTCTTTCCGATTCAAGCATCAACTGACGAGCAGTAAGCTTAATCAAGGCAGCAGAGGTATCAATCAACAACAGCTGTTGGTCAGGTGTTCCCGGATGGATATAGAAGTCAGCATTCTTGGGAACCGGAGACTTCACATTCAGTGTAGCTTCGGTAGTACCAGAGTGACGGTCTTTAAATTCCGGCAAGTTCAGCATTTCGATTGCCTGGTCTTCACCACCAATCATAGTTTGGAAGTTACGCCCCATACGAGCAGCACGTACCCAAATATGCAGAAGGTCTTTGTAAGTGATACCGTTAGTTGTTTCGTATACACCGATTACCGGGGCAGACTCAGAGCCATCAGGGTTGTTACCATTGATAGCAACGTCCATAGCCAGAGTATCCAGAGCATAACCCAACTGAACACCAAAATCACGAAGGTAGATTCCCAAGACATCGAGTGAAACATAGTTACGAACTTCATCAGTAAGTTTGAAACCTTTTCCGATTTTGAAGAGGCTAACTGATTTCTGTCCGAAGCTAACATCACCCAATGGGATAGTTTCTGCCTCATTAACCTTTGCAGGGGCAGCATCCGACATGTTAACCATCGGCATGATTGCTTGTAAACCATTGATTGGTTGGTCAGATGCAATGATATTTGGATAGAACGGAGCCTGGCGCATACCCAATGTGATAGCAGCACGGATGATTTCCGGAACAATCCAACGAATATTCTGTTGAGGCATTGTAAAGATGTTCTGCATCGTGTCCACTTTTGGATTGATGCCCATCTTTTCAAAAAGTTCATCTTCTGAAATACCCCATTTACCGGTAACCAATTCTCCAAAAGTTACCTCTACAGGCTTCTTGTCCTGTGAACCGGAACGAACAGCTTCCAAGCTTCTTACCATTTCCGGCAGCTCATTCATAAAATCCTGAGCCTTCAACTTTGTAATATCTATTTTATTTTCCATAACTTCTTTTCTCTTATTTGATGAGTACTTGAATTACCTCATTTGCCTCTTCTGCTGGATTAAGGGCAATGAACTGGGTTGAAGTTGCTTGGTTAGCTTTTACGAATCTATCGTTAAGCAATTTTCCATCGGGAGTTACATAGCCAGCTTCGATATTTTCGTTTGATACCCAGTTACAAATCATGTAACCTTCCATAGCTACTGTTACCTCTACCGGGAAATTTCTTTGAGGTTGATAAGCAGGGTTAACGTTATCCGTTACTGCTACACCCAAATAAACTTGAGTAGCTGTATCAGTGCAAGGGTAAATCAAACCTTCTTCATTCAAAGCCACTGGCATACCCTGTACGATTTTCTCTCCAGCTTTAACATTGAAAGCCTGGTGCAATTTGTGTGACTCACTTTTGTAAATCACCGCTCTCGGGGTTCTTTCCCCAAAGAGAGTAAGTTGCTGAGGGTCGTTTACGATTTTAGTTTTTTCCATAACGCGGATTATTTATATTAGTTATTTGATTTTGTTTCGATACAAGTTATCGATTACATTCTTAGTACTCGGAGATTCTGAATTCCGTTGGGTATCAGTACCCTGGGTTCCAGTTTTACCCTCGGTATCATCCTCAGCAATTGAGGAAGCACGGTTGACGTCCTTAGAACCACATTTTGAGCAAGTGAGAGGGAACTTCTCTTCCAAGCGAGCTTGGTAATCCTTGGTCAAGGAAATAAGAGTAGTAATACCAGTAGTCTCGGCATTGAGCATCGTAACGATTGTCTCATCTACCTTATCACCCATTAACTTCTTGTAGGTTTCTACGGCATTTTCACGTAGAGAAGCAATGTGATTCTTTCCTACGGTTGCCATTTCCTTCAAGTTAGCTACTTCGGCATTCAAGTTGGTAATCTGTTCCGTAAGAGAAGTTTTCTCTGTAGTAAGATTATCTACCGAAGTTTGCAATTCGTTTCTGGATGATACCAAAGTCTGAATGCAGGCAATTACATTTTCCTGATTCATCTCTTTACCTTCTTCCAGGGTAAGCATGTTATCCCCAAAAAGGCTTTCAAGAAATTTTTGTAATTCGTTCATGTTATCTTTATTTGAATGATTATCATTGGCATCATTATCATTAAAAGAACCCTGAGTATCGTTCTTTTCTTGATATGATGTTAAATCTGATTTATAATCAGTAAAGAAGTATTGCTTCGATTTATCATCTCTGTATTCTTCATAAGATGCCCAAGTTCTTTTGGCAAAGGTTGGGTTAATGATTTTACCATCCGAACCAATTTTCTGGGCAAATGAATCAGCACCATGTGAAACTAGTGAGGTCTCAAGGTAACGAACAATTTCAGTAACCATTCTACGTACCATCACTCCCTTAGAATCATAGGTACCGAGTTTCTGATAGAATTCGTTATCCTCCATTTGAGGATGGGATTTATCCCACTTAAATTGTACAGTAACTGAATTACTATGAATTGAAGGAGGTTCCATAAGGATGCCTCTAGCAATTCTTGGGTTTGCCTTACCATCGATTTTCAGAATACCGTTGATACCAGCGGGTATAGTAAAGCTACCGTCTTTGTAGGATTCCTGCCACATTACTTGTGATACAGCACCAATAGCATTACCAATGTTGGTTTCATGGTCACAGTTTACTGTTTGACCAAGCAACATCTTCATAGAAGCCTTTAGTACTCCATTCTGACCAAAGTCTGTCGGGTTCCAATTCTTAGATACAATCGTTTCTGAAAGTAATCGGAACATAGGTTCGATAAACTCTTCATCCTTTGGAGTTAATTCCGATTTATCCAGGTTAGGGTAATAGGTATTATAATCTATATCCCCTCCCCAAAATCCAAATTGAGCAATGGTGTCCGGTGTAGGATTCTTCCATTTGTAATAATTCTCGGAGAAAGTCTGGGCTCCCACTGCTTCTGGGATATACCCAGCCATAATGGTATGGCCTTGACCTATCACCATAGAATCAAGATGCTCTTTGTTTTTCTTTGTGAATTTACTCATCTTGCTTTAGTATTTTGGTCTCCTCGAGAAGGAGCCGGGTTTGCCTTATCTCTTGACCTACGAGCAGATTGGTTTTTATCATCCTGCCTTTGTTTCTTCTTGGTACCCTCTTGTGGGTCTGTATTACCACCCTTAGCAAATTGGTCCTCAAGTGAAACTCTTGGTTCCTTTTCATCTGGTGAATCATAACCCATTGCCCAAGCATATTGCTCTTGGCTAATGATACCAGCCTTATACAATAAGTCAAGGTTCTGTATCTTATACTGAAGACCTTGTTGGATTTTAACTTCATCAGAAACTGTAGAAGTTCCCCAATCAATCTTCATTCCCTTATTATTAAAGCCTGCCAGACGCAGTTCTAGAGAATAAAGTCGGTCCAATACATAAGCTACAAGCATTTGGATATTTTTTAACTGGCTAATCATCTTAGACAGCATTATACCAGTTGCACCTTCACCAGTAGTAGATGATACCCCAATTATAGAGCCATTAACTCCCAACCCATTTGCTACAGATTGTTGGTTCATATTCCAAGGCTTCTCGATATTACCGAGCTCCTTAGTAGTAGAATTTAGTTTGAATTCATGGTCATCTATGTAACCAGCAACTACTCCATCCTTCATACCCTCTTTAACATTACGTTTAAGGATATTAAGTTCATGGTATAATCGGGATTCATAAGCTTTTATACTCTCATTTGGTCTTTGTGGAGATTTCTGCATCTTAGCTTCTAAGAAACCAACCATACCACAAATCTCCATGATATGTTTGAAGTTAACCTTCATATCATTCTGACCCTTGAGAGAATCCAATGCAGGCATAAATGGAGGAACTCCATAAGGTTCATCGGTATCATTGAACATACCAACATAGAAGTAGGTTTCTGGGTTAAGCTTAATGTAATCTTGTTGCTTAACAAAGAAATTTATATTCTTTTGGTAAGGAGCATACACCCCATTTAATTCACGTTTAAACTTGATGTGTTCTGGCTTAAGGAATAATACAGTAGCCAAACCATCAAGCTTATCATTTGGTACTCCTTCTACGGATATTGCCCCACTTACAAGAAGTTGAACAATCATTTTATTAACTAAACCATCTATACCAGCAGTATATCTGGTCCATCCCTTGGTGGCTTTCTTAAGATGTTCTCTCATCTTTGAAGCCTCTTCATCGGTATTATTAGGGAAAGTTACTGTATGACTGGTGTTAGCTAACTTAAACATATCTTGTAATGCAATGCCCATATCAGGATTTACCTTATATAAATCCCGAATTAAAGGTATCACATCAACACGAAAAGAGGGTTCAACTAATTTAGTCAACCCTTGTAATGATGTAATTAAGTTATCGCTATCATCGTCAACTGAAACCCTACCAGGCGAAATCGATGTGGCAGGCTTCTCCTCTTTATTAGAGGATGTACCATTCTTGGGAGGGGCCTTCTTACGTCCCCAACCCCAACTAAAATTGAAGTACTTTTTCATCTTGGTTGTACGATTACGTTAGTTTTTCCTTTCCTTATGTGATTACATATTGCTTTTCCAAAGATATCATCATCGGCATATACGTCTCCTTCAAGGTCTACATCTACAGCTGAATTGTTAGCCCTATGTTTACCCATTGCAACAGGTCTACCTAAACCATCATAGATGAAAGTATAAGCTTCTTGTACAAAGAATGGGTCCTTAATGATTACATGATCTAATCGAATATCTTCTTCCAAGTTCTCTATTATCACTGAACGATTCTTTTGGGTGGTTAACCAACCAGGGGATTTATCCATTTCAGGTCTACTTTTACCTTTTTTCTTTAGCATCTTCTGGTAGTAGTAAAGGTTAGGGTAGCCTTCGTCTTGAAGCTTAGAAGTTACTGATAAACCAACGTCATTGGATTCTGGAGCTATTACTGCCCAGTTAAACAACTTCCCAGTATCACCAAGTAACTTAGCATAAGCTCCCACTGCCATTCTTCCCTTATATACTACTTGTTCTTCTCCTAGCTTATCCATACAAGTAAATGAAGAGTAGTCAGAAGCTCTACCAGTTGAAACGTCTGCACCAATGAAATATTCTTTATCTGATTCGGGTTCACAGAATTGTCGGTATTGACCATTAAATCTCTTTTTAATAACTGGGTAATCACTAAGGCAGTCTTCGATAGCTTTAATATCGGCTAAGTCGAAGACTGTATTACCAGATGATAAGAAGTCACCATCAATTTCTTGTGCAGTTCGTTTTGCTCCCAAAGCAGAAGACATTTGGTTATACCAATTGATATCTCGTTCTGGGTGCATTTGCCAGTATAATCGAATTGGGTTAAAAGGATTACCTCCTGCAATGGCATCTACCCAAGTTGAGTGATAGAAATTACCAACTCCATAGGGAGTGGAATTGACGATGGCAGCTCCACCAGTGGAAAGAGTAGGGAATGCAGCAGCCCAAATTTGAGCAGCCCATCTTACTACTGCTGCCTCGTCAATTACCAGAAGAGAAAGGGATTCCGAACGACCGGCTTCGGATGATGTCGGAATAGATTCAATAAATGACCCATTATCAAATTCTATCATGGAAGCAGAACCATATTCTCCAGCTCTACCATTGATTATGGGAGTTTGAAGGTACCATGGAAGATTCTTGTACATGAACTTAATCTTCTTAAGTACCTTCTTAGCAGTTGTGTCTTTGATAGAGATAATGTTTATCTTTTTGTTGGGATGGTACATCGCCAACCAAAGACAGTACATTGAAATAAGTTCTGTAATTCCTGCCTGACGGAATTTGAGAATGATATTGAATCGTTGGGCAATGAAATTGTAGAGAACAGATTTCTGAAATGGGTATAAATCGAATCTTACCTTTCCTCTTACTGGATGTATCACATAGCAAAAAAGGCTAAAAAAGAAAACATCACTAGAAACTCGGGATAGGTTTGATAGCTCCTCCCGAGTTAATGTAGTTCTAGTTTCTGAGATAGTCTTTGCCATTACTTAAAAGTTATACGTTATTTGAAATTCGATGTCAGTACCCATCCCTGATTTTATCTTTGGGTAGTAAAAGGTATTGACTCCGAATTTGTAATTAAATCTCTTAGTCTTGATTGAAAGACCAGCTCCCATATCGAAGAGATTATTGAAAGGTCTGTATTTGCCATAAACGTATGGACTAAGTGATAACCTTGCAACTTTCTTTCGAGTTAATTGACCTTCATACCAGTTGTAGTTGTACTTATCTAAGTCGATTGGGAATAGTCTAGTTGAATAAGTGTTAGTCTCCTTATTGAACAGACTTAAGTTCAACTTATCTTTCTTCAAAACAATTTGAACCAGGGAATCTTGGTTACTGATAACTGGCTGCCTTAGCATGGAATCAGGAAAGAGAGTTGGCTGCTTATTATCATGAACTAAGATTTTACCTGGTTCAATTTTTTCTGAGTACTTCTTCTCTGGTTTGAAGGGTTTCTCTGTGTATACTGTATCTGGGATTTCATTGACCGCTAGTTCCAGGGAATCAACCTCTCGAGAAAGTTTGTAATTCCTGAAGCAAAGGTAAATAGTAAATCCTAGAAGTACAATGAACAAGGCCCTTTTTAAATTCTTCATGTTCAAAAATTTTAGGAAGTTCGCACGCTTAATGATACTATCTATTCGGTAATCGCTTAGCGATTACCTTTATCGAACGAAGTGAGATAATATCCAAATATACTACTTACGATATGATATATGAATAGCTATATATACGCAGATAAATATATAGATATATATACGTAGTATATTATATATCTATATATTTCAAGGCACCCCAGAAACTTATATATAAGACTTTATATATAAAGCTGAAACTCAAGGTTTCTTGGTATTTGCCTTTTTGAGGCATTCCTTAAACCAATAACCTATTTCACCTACTGCCCCTTTGGCAATTGTATATCTTGCCTTGTTAAGCCAATAATGGTAATCCTTAAAATCACCTTCGAAGGTATCACCATTCTTGTGAAGGTAAACTTTGAATTTATCTGGGAATCCCATAATTGCCTTGAAGTCTTCGATTCCCAAAGGATAACCATCGGGTCTGAATTGCCTATCTGCAGGTCTGAGAGTTAATGGGGGTTTATCATACTCCAATCGATATACTCCTGGGAGAGTACTCATCTTTGCAGTTTTGATAGGCCACTTCTTTTCATCTTTAAAATCTCTAACCCAGAGCCTATGTATCTTTGCTACTGTGAGATTTTTCTTCTCAGGGAGCTTTCGATAGTCATACATTGCCAGAGTTTTACTCATAAACGGAATCTGGTTAGTATTATTTTTCTGAGAGAATGTGAGTGGTTTAAGTAGATTTCTAGTAATTGTTGGGTTTTTTACTTGAAATACTTCATCAAAAGCATTCAAATATTTCTTACCCGTTTTTCTATGTACTCCAATGATAAGTAATCTCTTTCGTGATAACTGTGAGTTACCGTAGTCAGAAACGCTTCTTTCGTGAAAAATAAGTTTATAGTCTTCAAGAGTTTTTTGAAGATATTCTTTTGGGAGCAAAGATAGCAAACGAGGTAAGTTTTCAATAAGAAATATCTTAGGTTTATAATGTAAGATTGATTGAATTACTAGATTCAGGGATTTATTCTCTTGGGGATTGCCCAATTCTTTTACTTTTGAAAGCCTCATAATAGAAGATGCTCCACAGTCTGGACTTGAAAGTATGATGTCTGGCTTACAATCTGGGAAGGTTTCATCTTTATAATATGGTATACCACCAAAGTTCAATTTCCACTGCTCTAAGCCTTTAGTATAAAATACTCCTCGAGTTTCTATATTAGCTATCAAATTCTTTCTAAAAGGGAACAAAAGGATGCCTGCACCAGCAGACACCCCTAATACTTTTAATTTTTTCATTTCTTGTAGCTTCTCAATTTAATGTACTTAATCCAAGCAAATGGCTTACGGTCTTCCAAGTAACTCAGATACTTATCATTGTTGTGGGCTTCTTCTTCGAAACTTACATCATGATATCTTTCATTCTGTTTATTCCACTTGGCAAAGCACATGATAATTAGGTATTCAATAACATACCAAAGGTAGAAGAATCCAAAAGTCAGAGCCACTACCCACCAAAAGGATATACCAAATGATAACCAGAGTATGATACCAAGTATCAAACCCGCTATACTACACTCAATCTGCTGTATCTGATGAATACACTCATGATTGATATCATCAGGTTTACACTCTTCTACTTTGTGTTTGAAGAATGAGTTATACACCAGAGTAATTGCTTTGTAACTGGGGAAAAGAAATACTTTTGCTACCCAGCTGTTAAAATGACATCTTTTCATAATTTACCTTTAAAGTTTTCGTAAGCATTTCTTAGTTTTTGGTCGTAGGCATTCTGGGCATACCCAGGACCATTGTATTTTCTGGCAAAGCCAGCCCAGTCCTTTTCTTTGAGATTACTCAAACAACCAGAGTTTTTCATGAAATAATACATGAGTTCTAGTTGATTTGCATGAGATTCCGACATCTTATGAACGAATTCAAAGACATCTTTACATTCACAGAGGTTGTGATTGAACCCACAAATCTGGAACATACCCCAACTTGCAGACTTCAATGCACATTCTTCGTCAATTTCTTTGGCTAATTCGAGTCTCTTATACTCGTGTACACCTCCCAAATACTTCGATTTATCCCATTTAGGGAAGAAAATCGTAGAATATCTCTTACAAAGGTAAGCTAAATCTCTGTCAGGGAATTTCTTATGTACTTCTTTGTACATAATGTGACCCTCAAAGAGGATTTGAGGCCTACCATCAGCTAAAAACCCATCTCTACCTGCTGCTTCTACCAATTGAACAGCTTTCAATAGAGCAGGTTCTAGACCTAAGCGAATAGCAAGGTCTTTAATCATTTCATTTGTTAGTTTATCCATAACTTATCAGTTTTAATGGTTCAATTTTAGTAACAAAAGTATTGCTTATAACCCATTTTCAATATGTTTCGAGGTTCTATTATCATATATAACTTATAAAATAATGCAATATGGACAAGAAAAATGAGTGCCAGATATGTGGCAAACCAATTAATTTAGAGGAATTCGATGAAACTAGAGAGATTCCCCAACTTATGGCAAGAAAACAAGTTTGTTTTAAATGTGCTTTTTGGTTTAATCGATTAGCTTATGATAAAGAACTTGAAAAAGAGGGTAAAATTGCGGTAATTACTCCCGATTATTCCCATTGGATAACTAGAATACCGGGAAGTATTCTAATGGTTCCTTCGGCTTTCGGGGGAATTTACCAAACTAAACTCCAACCAGTCAACACACTTGGTGTTATAGATGAAGATAAAGAGAAACTTTTCATTATCCGTTATAATAACATCACTCACCAGGGCACTATACCAGAGCATCTAAGAGATGCTTTTAAAGTAAACGGAATATTTCTATCTCCACAGGAATACAAAATGCTAGAAGATTATCGGGGCAATGCCTATGAATTTATAAAAAATAAAATAGATAATGCCATCAATAAAGAATAATTTTGTATATTTGCATAAAGAAAATTTCTAAATAAAATAGATATGAAAAAAGAAAAGAAAGAAATCAAAAAGCTCAAAGAGGGGGATGAGGTTCTCTTCACATTATCTGGAAGACCCATCATTGAGAAAGTTACAGTGGAATCTATTGATAAAAAAGGTGGATTCGCAATGCTCAGTAACCGAGTAAAAGTTGCAAGAACCTTGGGTCCTGATGATACATATCCAAGATTGGATGGGCAAAAGGGAGAAGTTCTTCCACTCACCGAAGAAAATGAAAGAGTATTCCTTGCATATAAGGCCTATTTCTCAATCAAGAGAAACATAGAACTCCTTGATAAGGAAATTAGAAGTATGAAAGATTCGAAAGCTTTCGATATGATGATTGAATTTGATAAGAAGCTTACCAAGATTATTAACAAATACCTCAAAGAACAATGACTACTGTATTAGCAATAATTTATTTGGTATGCTTACCGTTCACTGTATTTTTTGTAAGGGTTTGTTTGGATTATTTACCCTATACTCACAAAATACACTCTCTCGTTTTATTCATCTCGGTATGGATAGTATTACCTCTATTTCCGATTTATCTATTAATCAGATACATAAAATACAAATTACTATGAGATTCTTTTTTGATAGAGACGGTGATTATGCTGGGACATCAATGCAAGGGTGGGAGATAATTCTCCTACTCTTATTCCCAGTTGCTTTAATAATCTTCTTCGTATTCTTACCTTTCTTCATATTATATAAGTATGATTCTAGAGAAGAAGATAAAAAATACGAAGAAGAACATCCAGAAATACTAAAAGCAGATTCTTATATTACCTGCTGGTATCCCTGGCATAGGTATTCTGTTGCATATACCTTGGCTCTGATATTCTGGGTAATTGCTTTTATAATTGGGATATTATCTTGATCTCAATATAAGTCTTGGGTTGGAGCTCCCCAATAAAAGTTCAAATCTAATGGATATTTTTTAGTGGGGTTAAACCTACTGGGGAGTATAGGAGTACCACTGCTAACAGGGGGAGTCGAAACTTTTGTAAGAGTATAGGAACCCAATCCAGTTGTTTTTATTGTAAAGTATTGGTTATCGGGTATATTGTAATTAGGGGAAAAAGCATTACCATCCTTATCAAGGCAGGACCAAGACAGTATGTCTACATATCCCGGCGGGTATATACCGGATATGTAGACATTAATCGTATGTCTATTTTGATTTACTATCCAATTCCTATATAGGGTACCATCAGCCATAGATCCACTTTCGCCACTAATATTGGTAGTAACAGCAAAAAAAGCACCCATGTCCATTCCACTCTGGGGTATAGGATTAAGATGTATTTCCCAATATTCTTTTTCTTCGGGAGTAGTAATATTAAGATTTATTTTATTGCCAGATTCTTCTTGTGTAAGTACACAAAGCCCAGAAGTACCATCGGTTAATGCCGTAATCTGAATCTGATTGTTACTCTTGTCTTCTTCTAAAAGATAGTCAGAGTTATTGATGCTAGCAGTATATCCAACCCCAATAACTCCGGACCTTTTACCATTTACATATTTAGTTTTCTGGGATTGGATATCCCATCTCTCAGAGCTACCACTATTGAGGGTAACAGATACATCTTGGGTGGATCTCTCCACTGCTCTAAAGTTTATTTTTTCCATATTTTATAAAGTTTGGTTTATAGAAAGAACTTTGATATTGTAATCTACCAGAGGGATAAGGAAGGATGCTATGATATTATATAATTTAAATTCATAGAATATGGTAAAGGTAACAGTGGTATGTGATAATAGGGATAAGAGGATTCTTAAATGCCAAGAGGGTAATCGGATTTGGTATCAGATATGGATTACCCAATTGGATATGAATTGTATAGAAAGGTACTTTGATGGGTATGGTGAAGTTAAGATATGGTGGTTAAGGAATCTTCAACAGCATTATGTTTTCTTTTATGAGAAGAAAGGTGGTAAGACTCGGGGAGTTCTTGGTAGAGATAGGACTAAGGATTTATTAAAGAGTATTTTGTAGGAGGGTTGCCAGGGATGTTAGGTCTCTGGCTTCTCTTTGTGTTTTGTGGGCATGTGTGGTGTGGGATATCTGGGCATGCCCTTATCACGAAGAGTGATTTTTGTGGGGTACTAAAATATGTAATTTGCCTTCAAGGTACCCCTTAATGCGAAAGCCTAAAATTTCCTGGTACTAAAAGGGGCGTACGGTTCCGTTAAATTTAACATTTGAAAATAAAAAGTAAGGGACAAACATTTTTATTTGTCCCTTTGCTTTCTAATTATCTACTAAATGATTATTTAAATTTTCTTTAAATTGTTCATTTAAACAATAACATAAGTATAGTAAAAAAGTTTTAAAAGAAAATTTTTTATAAATTGTATATTCAACTTCATTTAAATAGTTCATGCTTATTTGTTCAGTCAATAGAAATTGCTCTACATTAATTAATTGAAAAGTTTGCACGTCAATAATAGTAGATATTATTCTATGATTTGGCTTTAAAAGAATATAAACTACATATAAAGCACTAACAAAAACAGCTAATAAGATAACAAACAAAATTAATAACATAATAATTTTATTTTTATGATAGGGAGTAAAATTTTACTCCCTATCTGATTTTTGTTTTACTCCATTGATTTTTCACAATTTCGAGACCTTTTATTAATATCTCTTTCTTTTCTTCTTTAGTGTTTTCGCTTGCAATCGAAGAAAAAGAAAAATCATTTAAAACATAGACTTGTTTATAAAAGTCTATAAAGCCCTCAATTAGTTTTTTATCTGCATTGTTGGCAATGGTTGAAAGAAAATTGAAAGTTACATTTCTGAACTTTTTACGTAACGATTTGATTTGTTTTTCGTTTGCACCCTCAAAAAGTTCTTTTTTGTAAATTTCTGTTTTTGTTCCTAAAGCTGTTTTAAAAAGTCCTTGATTTTTTTCTTTCACAGACTTTAAAACGTCTAAAGCAATTAAACTATTTGCTTTACTGTTTGCTACTGCTTTTTCTGCACTCACTTTATTTACTTTTGTTGTCATAATAAAAACGCTTGAAAGTTTTATTATTTATTATTTTTATTACCTTTTCAAATAGACCTCCAAGACTTTTTAAACTATTCTAATAAGGTAGTATTTGTTTCATTTCTGTATTGCAAATATAAGAACTATTTTTTAATCTACAAAATTTTTAGAAAAATAATTTCTTAAAAAGTTTTAATTAAAAATTCATTCAAATATCGCTTTATCTTTTCGACATTGCAAAGATACGAACTTTATTTTAATCTACAAACATTTTCAAGAAAAATTTTTGAGAAAATGAATATTTTTATTTTCAAAATTATTTTAGTGAAAAATTCATAAAATGAAAAATATTGTGCACTTAATTTTTGCACTTAATTTTGGGGGTTCACAAGGGTAATCTTCACACGCCTTGTAGTGGGCATATATGATATGTATATGGATAATCCTATATGGCTTATGCCTGTCCTCTTGAGAGTGTATTATATACCTGTATATTGATAAGGCCCTTAATGGACTAAGGTGATAAAGAATTAAGGCCCTTGGGATATATCCCTCTATAAACCCCTTGGTCCTATTTCAATAAGGCCATATAGGGACTATGGTAAGCCTATAGAGATTAGGATAGCCTATAATGGCTTACTAAGTTAGCGTAAGTAAAAACCCAGGTACCTAAGTTAGGCCTGGGTTAATATATTAATCGAAGTATACCTGAAAGGTTATATACTCGATGTTGAAGGTAAAATCGGGTTCAATTTCCTCTGGGTCAGGGATTTCGGATGAGAATTCCATAAGGCAATCATCTGTGTTAAGGTAGATGGATATTTCCTTAGCTTTCGATTGCATTAGTTCTGGCAATATCAAATCGAATTGTGAAAGTGAATTGGCAATGTAGGATGCCCATGGATAATCCCTAGCGTAATTTACTAGGGTAAGAATGATGAGATTTGAAATTTGATTAAGAGCTTTCATATGTTTATATTTAATTAGTTATTATCTGATGCAAATATAAATATAATATATTATATATGCAATAACCCTAATTGCCTTCGTAGGTTATTAAGGGCCTTGAATTATATTTGCCTAAATCTCCGAGGCCATTAATGGAGATTGCCATTTACCTTCCCTACCTATAACTAATATTATATAATACCTAATGGCTCTAGGCAATCTAGGTACCCCTAAATCACAAAATTGTCCTAGAATACAAAAGTTAATGCTAATATAAATACTAAGCCAATAAATTACATATTTACTAGGAATATTACCTAAATATGCCCCTTGAAGGCCTTAAATCCTATAAACCATTTAGCCCTAAAACCTAATATCCTATTTACCTAATCCCCAACCCAATACTTATTATATAATATATAATATAATAACTTGGTGAAGGTAATCAAGGTAAATTGTGATGGCCATTAATCGACTGTGTACTAAAGCTATACTACCTACATACATAGAAGCTACATAACATATCTGTATTATATAATCCCCTACCTTCGAATTACCTTGAATGCAATCTATAATATAATACATATAAAGGGTACTCAAGGCAATCGGATTTAGGGGCCATTAATGGTCGGATTTATTTGCCTTTTTAGGCCTTTTTGAGTTTGCCTTTAAAGTGTGTAGTAGAGCTATATGGTATAGTGGCTATATAGTGAGTTGAGTGGCTTTGTATAGTAGAGGGGTTATCACTTGCCTTGTTTGCCTAAATCCCCAAAACCCCCGGCGAGGTACCTTGATATATGTATTAGGTATTATTATATTAGTAGATGGTATATTAGTTATAGAGGGGATAGGTATTATATTATGTACCTTAGTTAGCGTTAGTATGGTTTTGTTTTGTTTTTGTGTTGGGTGGTGTGGGAGGTACCCGGTATTTATTCGAGGTACCTTGTGGGTATTTATTCGATTAGGTATACCTGTATGAAGGCATATACTAAAAGGATTATGATTAAATTCACTCTGTAGATGAATTTCTTTGTTAGGTAGGCTTCTTCATTTAGGATTAGAAGCCAGATCGTTACGATGAGTAGGATTAGTGATTTCATAATTTTTAGTATATGTATCTTAGTATAATCCTATATGTGTAGGATACCAGGATTAGTGATGAGGTGTATAGGGTTAGGATTAGGATTTGTGATATTATATACCTTGATTTGTTTGTTGGGTGGGTATGCTTGTGGGCTTGGTATATTTTCTCATTGCGTATGAGGGTTAGAATGGTGATTAGGGATAGGATTATTCGGATTATGTGATAGATAGTGTTCATTTCTTTAGTTTCTGTTGGGTACGGAGTAACTTATTATACTGGGCTTGGGGATCACTTAGGTATAGAGTGTAATCATTTTTGTTACTGCCCGGATTAGGGAAGTGTTCTGTCCAGGTATCTTGGTGGGGTATGTATATTAGGTCTTTCTTTTTCATGGTAGTGATATTATATCGATTATGGTTATATCTGTTAGTGGGATTTGTAATATTTCTCTTATCTGTAATCTTATGTGTTCGGAGTGGAGGTGGTTGTTGTTTATCTCTTGGTTGGGGTACCTTAGGTATGGGTTAAGTTCCTCAGTTCTGTATGGGATTACCATTTCCTCTGTGAACCCCTCTGTGTATTCTTTAGTGTGACCTGGTACCTCGAAAGATACCAGGAATTTCCCTTTGGTTAGCATGGCTCTATCTCATTGGTTAGGATTCTTATATCGGTATACTGATTCATGTATTCCCTTTCTGAGGATATGTCTAAGCATTTACATGCTATATAGTGACCGTACATTGATATACCTGATTTATAGCCTTGGTCTTCGTTTAGGAAGTTAGCTAATGGTATTTTGTCTACTGAGCATATCTTCTGATGACCTGATAAGGTTTCTGAATCTGTATATCCTACAAAGTCATAAGTATCAGTATTATCGGTCATGGTAGAGAATATTTCGATTAGCCAGTTAAAGTCCTCTAGAGGTACTCTGTCTAGCCATTCCCATCCGATTGGGTATTGGTTTACTGTTATGATTGGTTCCATGATGTTAATTGAGTTGAGGGTTAAACTTTGGTTTACCTAATAGTACGATACGTGGGAGTTCATCTTCATCCAGGATTCCAAGTATGAGATACATATTAGGATCTTTGGGTATTTCGAAGTAGAATCCCGGTTTAGATTCATCTCCATTGAATGATACTTGTACTATTTTGGTGTTTTCTAGTAATCCATTTAGTTGTACATGGGATAAATAATTGCGAATAGCCGTATGAGGTTCTTCGGAATTGTTATCCAATGAGATGAGTATATCGTTAAACCATTCGGGATGGTTGCATAGTTTGATTAATTGGTTTTTGATGTATTCTGTCATAGGTTATAATATTTTAATAGGTCCTCAATGAATTGTTCCTCTTCTTCGAAATAGTCCTGGTCTAATACATATTGAGATACGTAATGATGATAGAGTGGGCCAAATAGTAGGGTAAATAATTTATCCCTAGCTTCATCGGCAATTTGTTGAATTTCATCGTCTTCTTCTTCTGAAAGTTCAAAGATTTCGTTTATTATTCGGTCATTGGCAGTTTTCCAAGTTTTTACCAGTTCCCTGGCTTGTTCATGTATCTCTGAAGGTAATGAGTCTAAGGTATGTTTAAGTTCTTCGGTAATCATAATGTTATTTGTTTATGGGTTTAGCCATTACTGATATGAATCCCTGTGGGTATAGGGTATACATAATCTGATAGTTCCCTGTGGGCAAGAAGACTTGCATTATGTTTGCAAGTAATGGGTAGATTTTCCATTGGTTTTCCTCTAGAAAGTTATTCCAGTCATCGAATTCTTCTGGATAATTACCCGATAGTTGGATATGGTACTGTTCTTGGTCAGCAATAAATAGGTTAGTTACTACCTGTATTTCGTCTGATTCCTTTTTGTATTGGGTAATTGGGTACCAGAGTCCTTCGGTTTTCCATTTGTTAAGTTGGAACAAAGACATGCCCTGTTCCAGTACGTTGAGTAATTTATATAAGTTTACCATAGTGATTATTTGTTTAATTGGTTAAATAATTCTGATACTGCAAGTTGTTGGAAGATTTCTGTTTCCCTGTGGTCTGATTCCCATTTTTCGATAGCATTGTAGATATTGGTATATTGGGATATCATGTCCTCATCTTGTTCATCGTCTTGGATAAATTCCCGGAGATGTTTTTTGAGTCCGGTTATGATATAATCCTGATGTTCTGGGGTTAATTGAAGGATTCCGAATAAGATAGCCTCTACCTGTGAGGGTGAATAATCGTAATATTGGTCGTCGGCACCCTTTGTTAGATCCATGTGGGAGATAATGTTTTCCTTTAGATTTTCGAATAAGTCTTCCTCAGAAGAATATACGATTATGTAACCAGAGATATAAGAAGCAAGTGGATCATCATCCAGATCAATTGAGTAAACCCAGATATGTTTTGAATCCTTGTTAATGAAGAGCCCATCAGTATAGTCGTAAGTATAAATGGGATGGGAAGCAAGCAGTTTCCGGATGGCCTCTAAATTTTTTAATTCTTTCATAACGTCTATATTTAAAATTATTTGAGAAATATTTCTCACTGCAAATATACAAAATTATTTCTAAACTTGTTTCTATAATTACTTTTATTTTTATAAATAGGGAGGTTCTGGGAGGTGTTTTGAGTGCCTCCCAGAAGATTTTGTTAATATTGCCCTGTCATAGTAATGATAATGAAAAGGGATTCATCATTGAAATGTACCTGGATAGTATCTCCTTCGTGATTTGCCATAAAGTGATGGTTATCATTGAGTTTTTCTAATTGGTAACCGGCATTGGGATAATATTCCTTTTGAAGCAATTCGTTGATGTAATCAAGAACTACCCGTTCAAAAGCATCGGATTCTCTGCAGTAGGTTTCTACCTTTTCGTCATCGTCTATAGGATACTCCCGGAATTGGAGATTGAGAGTTCCCATGTATGATTCATCCGGATTTGAGATTTCGTTAACTGATTGAGCAGTGTAACCAAAAGCATCAAGAGTTCCATTGAAGTAACCCATAATGTGATTTGAGATTTCGTTAATAGTTGTCATAAGAAATAAGTTTTGTGACCCCGTTCGAGGTCGGTTAATAATTATATTTATTTTTCTCTTATGCAAATATAGAAATAATATTTTAAATATGCAATAATTAAGGGAGCCCAGATGTTAGTGTTTCTGAACTCCCTGAGGTATATTAACTGATTGGGAGATTAGTATAATTCATCGGCCAGTATTGGTTCCTTGGGCTTATTTAATTTCTCCTTAGAACGTCTGGTAGCCCAATTCTCGTAGGGTTTGTAACTAAAGGTACGAGTTGTTTCATCGTATGCAGCATATACCATTTGTTTACGGGATATTCTCCTCCCGTAAGTTTTCTTAAGATTAGCAAACCAATCTAGATACTCCTGTAAAGAGTTAAAGATTTCTTTGTGCCCGTCTAAATCATTTTTAGGACGGGTTTTCCATGTTGCTTCTATATAGCATTGGTGTAAAGTGATTGAAATAAAGTATCGGCACCAGCTACCACCAAAGATAGTGCCCGTGGAGAATTCTATCTCCCGAGCAACTAATGGACTAACGTTATACTTTGTCATGCGATTGAGAAATTAAGTTGGAAAATCCAGTTGTTTCTATCGAGTTGATTGAATGATATGAACCTCCCATCGTTATCGGTAAATTCATTCATGAATTGAACTGCAGCAGATGCTAATTGTCCCTTATAGGGATTAGTATCGGCAGTTATCATGGATTCGAAAATGAAAGAATAATAGGTAGTATCATAAATTTGTACCTGGTTTATATCCAAGCAATTGAGTTTGTAATCATCCTCTAGTTTGATTAAGAGTCCCATTAGAAGATTAAGAAGATTACCCTGTTCATCAGAGTCAAGTTCAAATGTAGATTTCTTTTCTAAGAAATTGCGAACTACCTTAGTTAGTTCGTCTGCCTGATTGTAAGTTACTGAGTTCGTTTTCATATTTTTGTCTATTTTAAAATTGATATGCAAATATAAGCATTTTTATTTTTATAGAAAAATATATCTAATTTATTTTTAGGGAGGCTGAGGATGTGTACACGCTATGAAAGGCAGTCTAATCCACTGCCTTTCAATTATTAAGGTAATTGGGGAGTTAGCAAATATAGAGCCTCTCTTATAATTGAACTCTCCATAGGTTCTAAAGAGGGTTCCTTGTTCATTAGTCCACCTTTCTTCTTTTCGTTTTCAAATACTTCATGTATGGCTTGCTTTAGTTTAGTAGCTAATACCTCTGATAACTCCTGAGATTTAAGAGAGATAAGTAACCCTTTTCGTATTTTCTCAACATCTTGGTCATTCTCAGTAATGGGTTTTGCTTCTACTAATTCTTGTATACCCGAGGAATATTCATCTAACCGTTCATATCCCAAATGTTGTAGGTCATTAATGAAGATACTGAATTCATCGTAAGTAAGTCTAGTATCAAAACCTGCTCCATGATATAGTTGTACTAAAGGAGTAAGGATTCTCCTCAATGTATTGAAATCCTTTAGATGGTCTAATTCTATCTCTGACCTAATTGGTACTTTATATACCTTTTCACCCTTCAGTACCACTAGCAGAACCATTAGTCTTGGTGGTAGTCTTTTCTCGTTCATAAGCCAGTTTTTGTATTATAAGTTGTACATAGGTATTCCTTTCCTTATAGATGAACATTACCGAGAGAAGTATCTCATGTTTCGGTAATATCATCTGTATGAAATTGCCTGGAGCAATCACTGTAGCTACTACTGGAGAACCCTCCTGAGAGAAATTGTCCAGTATCATTTCTGCCCTCTTAATGGGTTCTGGTTTTGTTGGGTCCAAAGTTAGGACTGGAGCAGTTATACATTCCTTGATGCCCTGTGTTAAGGCATTATATAACCATTCATCTTTTATATCCTCTACTTGGAGGTTTTTCATTGTAATCATATCCTAAACCTATTTAGAGCCCATACACCCAGGATATTAGAGAATACCCATAGTTCCCAGTTTTTGTAAAAGTTATAGGGTTTACTGAATTGAGATGTTTGAAATATTATCTGATTTGGTGTTCTAGATAACATTTCTGCATGGCAAGTTAATACTCCAGAAGATAATTGAGCTTTAAAAGCTTTAATAATATCTTCATCACTTTTAGTCTCTAATGAGGTAAGCAATTTAATAAATTCTACCTCTACACCTTGAGACATGTTTACATTTCTGAAGGCAAACTTTTCTTTATTTTCCATATTCGTCATTTTTAGATAAGAACTCTTGAGCTAGTTCATCTTGAGTTCTTTCGATTATGTTCTTTACTATTGTTTTATTTTCTACTCTAGCCCACATATATAGCATGCCCAATTGAGCATTCATATAGCAATCTATAAGAGATGGGTCCTTTCTAAATACGTCCCATTGTTTTACGAAATTGGTTCGAACCAAATCCCTATAACCCTGGTCTGATATACCTTCTTGGTCTATATAAGCAGATACCCTTTTTCTTACTTCTAAAAGGATTTTCTCTAAGCTTTCCGGTAATCTGAAATTTTCTGGTAAGCTATGATATACCAGAGCATTTGGTATCAATTCCTCAAAAGTGAACTGATTATCGAATAGTTTCTTTGGGTATCTACCTGAAAATATCAAGGGTATCTTATACCTTAGCAATGATGGTACTATGTCGTATATAGCATAATGTTTCCGATATTCCTGATAGACATCGAAATATAGATTCTCATCGAATATACCAGATTTCCTCATTATTGCCTGTAAAGTATTATAAGCAGCATTGATATGAGTATTACTCAATTTGAATACTAAGTTGCCATTTTTAAGGGCAATGAGTTCACTACAGCATCTCTTTCGTCTAAATAAGTTCATGTGATTAAAATGTAAAGTCAATGTATATTTTCCTTGTTCCCTCGAGAAATTTTTCGTGATTTGAGTCATCATACTTATGGCAAGCATAAGTCTTAGATGATTTATCATAATGGTCTCTTACCCATACTGGAGCAGTATCAGTTGGTTTTAATTTAAAGTATGTACCCTGATTAACCTTGTTAACCTGAGTCTCTTTGTAAGATGTCTTTGGTAGTTCCATATTTTTGTCTATTTTAAAATTGATATGCAAATATAATTCTTTCTTTTTAAATATGCAATATCCGGATATAACTATGGAAGCTTACTATTTCGGAGGAATTGAGATGCAAATGAGCCATCCTCTTTTTCTTCTTTCTCAAAGTCTTCATATTGATATAACTCTGGGTCTTCTTCGTCTGGGTCTATACGCATTTCGATTTCTCTACGTAGTTCATGATGTTCTTTAGAGAATGAAGACATAGCTCCCTTATAATCATCAGTAATTTGCATTAACTCTGCTTTATTAAGGTTAAGACCCTCTTTACTTGTATCTACTCCTTCTTGTTTAGTAGCAACTACTTCAGGTAGAGACTTAATGTCATATCTATCCTCCAATAGTTTAGCCTCTTCTGGTTTATCTAATACCCTTTGTGATTCCAATACGATTTGACGTGCCTCTTCAACGGTAATTGCATTTTGCTGTGTTACGTTGTTCTGTTGATTAAATTGGGCAAATATATTCGTGGTACTTCCTCCAGTGAGATTACGTACAATGGATTGCAATGATGTAGAGGATTCAAGCTTTAATTTAAGGGCCTTTCCCAGCTCGGCAGATATAAACGGTACGTATTTCCCTCCCTGAGATTCTCTTAGGATATTAACCTGATGGGCTATTTCCATACGGTCTTCCAAAGCCCATGCTAGTTGTTCTCCCATTAATGCTTGTAGTAAATCTTCTGCCTTTTCTTTATCCCATATTCTAGAGCTTAATAGCCTATCTCTCATAAATACCCGTATGTAGTTAATATCTATACCCATACGGTATGAGAATGTATTGATATCATAAGTGATACCACATAATACTCCATTACCCATCAGCCATTGATTAATAATGTAGTTGTGTATCTTTATCAGAAGTTCATCATTTGGGTTCTTCTGATATTCTAATGCCATTGCAGTAGTCCCCATAGGTCTTGGGAATCTTACCATTTTATTTTCCTTTTCTGACATACAAATGAGATTTTCTGATATCGGAACTTTCATCATAACCCATATACTCTAAATCGAACCTTACATACAGATTCAAAGATAGGTTATAGAAATATCCCTTATATTTTTTCTTACTTACTGATAAATTAAAAGGTTCACCAGAGATTAGGTCCCTGGTGAATACTAAATTACCTTTCCCAGTGATGGGAATATTAAGGCAAAGTTTATAATCCCCTACCTTAAATTTATTCCCATGCAGGTCTGTGATTTCCCTTGCCATAGTTTGCCTTTTTATGGTTCGTAGGTTTTTTGTCTTGTTTACTACGGTTATTGGTTATCCCCTTTTGCTCTTCGATTAATTTCTGAACCTTTGGGAATAACCTTTGCCTTAGGGGAACTACCTGAGTAGCGAAAAATGCATTCCATAATTTCTGGGTTAATGGTTCCCCTATTTTAAGTTCTGAGATTGCCCAGAATTTAGTTTCGAAATTCTTAACTATTTCCCTAAATCGGTAGTAGTATATATTGCCAGTCTTTTTATCTATCCCAATTGTGGTAGTTTGGCAATAATCTAGAAATTCTTTACCTAATTCGGATATAAACTCTTCCCTTTTAAAGTCATAATTCTCTTGGTCGAGTTTAAATAATTTTACGTAATCGATTGCTTCCATATAGATTTAGTTTGTGATTATTAAACGAGGTATACTTTCATCTGTAATTTGAAATAAGTACCCTCTTACATCATCCTCATAATAAGAGGACCAATATGTTCTTCTAACTCTGAAATTATCAAGGATTGCCCCTTTGGGTACTCCAGTAATAAATAAGCAATGCTTAGGCATCATTGGAGTAATCTCAAATTTCCCATCCTTGAAATTACCATAGGTACCGTAGTCGGGCATATTACCCGTAAATCCAGTATTCTGTAATACATCCTGAACCAGAGTAGTTTGGGGTATTTCCTTTTGGTTACATTCTATGGTTAACTTCGATTTGCCTATATATAGGTCTTTAACTATTTCTCTAAACATTTGTATACGATTATATGGGTAATACCATTTTTCTTGAAGTAAAGGTTATTCTGTGAACGTTCCTCTAACTTCTTTAATTCTCTTCGAGATTCAGTACAAATTCTATCAGATTTCCTTAATATATCTGATACATTATCCCAGATGGGTGCCATTGGTTCTACTGGCCCTGCATAGATAACCCTATGTTTAGTTTCTATTTGGGGATATTTAGATTTATACTGATATTTGCCTTTGCAGTAAAGTACGTTATACTTTTCTGGTTCGTTTCTTTTTTCGTTTTCCATTTTTGTTAGGATTAATGTAATCGGATATTTCATCAAGTTGCCCTAAAAGCAATGCCTGAATGAAAAGGTTTATAGGCCTGAAAAAGAAATTCCTTACGTTATCAGTATTTATATACCAATCGTAAACGATAAAGAACTTCTTAATCTTGGAGTGCTTAAGTGAATGTTGGATTAGATAGGACTTACAACATCGTTTATGTAATTCTACCAATTCTTTGTCCTGCTTAAGCATCTCTTTATCAGAGAAGATAGTGTAATCCATTTTGTATGAATTGAGATGCCCAGGTAATTATCCCGGGCACCTGGTTAATAAAGGTTTATGCAACTTGTTCTGGTTTGAGGACCTTCTTTTTAAAGTCCTCATAGGCTTTAGCCGCAGCCTTAAACTCCTTAGAGTTTGTATCTTTGATACGAGCCATTGCAAGTTCCAATCGATGGAGTTCGTTTCGAGTTTGTTGTCTCCATTTCTTCCGAGCAAGTGTATCAACTACATCGGCAGGGTATACGTATTTAACTTCCCGATTAGAAATTACCTGTTCGATGATGGATGGTTTTTGTTGTTCCTTAACTTCCTTGACAACCTGTTCCTTTTTGGAAGTTTGGGTTTTGGGAGAGAGTTCTACCAATTTAGCATTGGCAAAATTAGTGGCAGCTTCTTGAGCATCTTGTACCAATTCCTTTTTAGTCTTTTTGGCCTTAGGAGCAGAAGCCTTAGCAGTCTTAGAATTTTTAATTCCTTCAAGTTGTTCGGCAACCTTAGTTGCAACCAGGTTAGTAACCTTTGTTTCATTCTTTTTCATAATGTCTATATTTAAAATGTTAGTAAAATGATTAATTTCTTTTTCTGATACAAATATAAGAACTTTATTTTAAATAGAAAAATTTTATTTGAATTATTTTCTATTTGCTCGGGTTAATCGGCTAAGAAGTCGAAGATTTCTGGAGGATAGTTAATTTCATCCTCTGGATCATTTATGTAATCTTCATAATCCTCGTTATATTTATCGTAAATGTTATCTTGTGATGTATTGGGTACCCTTGTACATCTTTCAGGATATTTCTTTACGAAGTCATAGGCTTCTTGAGTAGTCATTACCTTGTCTGAGGTAAATTCGTAGGTTACATAAGAATAAGTTTCACCCAATCTAGAAACTTCATATTGCTGGTATCCAGATTTCTCAATCTTATAGATTTGATTTTCTGGAATAGTTTCTATTTCTACCCTATACTTATACCATTGTTTCTTTTGCTCCCTTTCTTTTGGTTTAATACCCATGCTATCTTGAAGAGAGATTAACTTGGTTATTGGGCTTTCAAAACGAGAAGGAGCAGTGCTCACTTCTACTGGATGAGTTCTATTCTCACCAATAAAGTAAATCACTGCCCCCAGGGTTACCAGGCCCAATATGAATTTAGTTTCTGAGTTCATAACCTGTAGTTTCGAATTTATTTTTAATGTTCTTTGCAAGATATTTACCTTTTGATTCTGCTTGATGTAAACCGTTGCAGATTTCATAAGGTACATCATCATAGCGATAAACTCGATTACCTTTAAAAGCAACCCAAAGTTGTTTTTTCTTTGAGTCATAACCAAAGCCCTCAATGTTAGAGGATTCGCAAGGAATCATTTCGACTCCAGTGTTCATTTCTACTGATTCTAAGTATTCGTTCTTTTCCATGTCTATATTAAAATTTTAAAAGTGTTAGTTCTGGGTGGAATTTGAGATTTGCCCTTTGGAAGATTGCCCAGGTACCAAGTACTCCCTGAGAATTAGTATGTACCCATTCATCTTCCATTCTGAATAATATGTGAGAGCATACCAGCATTTGGTATTCACTTAACATATTTATCAGTTGAGGAGTATTCTCAATTTCTACGTATAATTCAATGTGCTCATCTAGTGCTCGAATTATTTCGTCATCCTCAATCTGAAGGAGTTTTTTGATTAAGTCTTGGGCAATATCATTCCCATTTTTAACATCCTCTTTGATTGAGTTGAGTGATTCAATCTGAATACCAGCAATGAGCTTTACGATGTCTTTTGTTTCCTTGTCCATAATTAAATTTTCTTTATGCAAATATACTAAAATTATTTTATATAAAATACTCTTTTAATAAATACGGAGGTAAGTGTTAGCGGTTCTTGATTTCTTCCATCTTTTCCTTTATGGAGTCTGGAAATATAGCATCGTTTACCCATCTTAGGAAGAATTTAGAAGGCTTCTTTTCGGGACTTAGAAGCAATTGTCTCTGTTCAGTAGAGAACTTAATCCTTTCGGATTCTAACATATACTTTGGAAGTTTAGTGAATTCTGCCTGAGAGAAGGAGATTACGTTTTTACCAACTTGGGCCCTTAATGGTTTCTTCCTTTCCTTATAGAGATATGGGATAATCTTTTTCGAGGGTCCCCCAAGAATGCTAAAACCAAAGATTACCATTGGGTCAAATTTATCTGCTTTTGGGTCCTTAGCTCGTTTGATACATCTTGCCATCCAAGAGAATGAATTGGGATATTGCTTATTGTCTGTTGCTTCTCCCACATCCTTTTTATTAAACTCAAATCCAGGAAAGTGAAATAGAAAGTCCTCAGTAAGGATAAATACAAAACCCAATCCCCTAAGATATTTAATGATATCTTGTTGGCTTTTACCCTCTTCAATCATTTTTTCTACATCTGCAAGAATATCCTCCCTTGGTGATTCCAATTCCTTAGTTGTAGACCCTGCAGGTCTTCCTCTGCCAACATTAGGTGCCTTAGCAGGCAATGTACCAGATAACCTATCTAAGTATTCTTTGAAGTTATCAATATCTTGTTTATTAGTAAGAGTTACTTCTACTCTTATGGGACCGTTATGCTGTACCTTTGGACCTGAATTCATCTCGGTATAGGCATCTACCAACCTATCGGATAATGGGGTACCATTCTCTGATAGTGTAGTGATTCTAAGTTTTGGTTTATATACTTCTTGTTCCATTTTCGACTTAATTAGAAAATAAAAGGCCTGAACAATTTTTATATTGCCAGGCCTTCTACCATTATTAACGAATACTCAAAAATATGATAAGTAAAAGTAAAAAGTGCTCTTATTAATCTTCTTCTTTAGCGGCCTTCTTTTTCTTCTTGTCTTTGGCCTTCTTATCTTTCTTATCGGAAGCCGGTTTTTCTTTTACCTTTTCTTCCTTCTTTTTCTTAGTTTCCTTTTCCTCCTTGGGAGCCTTACCTGAAGCAAGTTTTCTTTGCTCCATACGATATTTTTTCTTCTCAGCCGAAGTCATTTCTCTGCCATCGATGAGAGGATAATCGTATTTGGTAGCTGTTCTACCGCCATTTCCTTTCTTTTCCTTTTTCTCTTTGGCAGCCTTCTTCTCAGCTTTTTCCTTCTTCTCTTTTTCCTGGAGTTTTACCAATTTCTTGTTGTTCTCTTGGTCAGCTTCAGGATAGGCAGCAGCAACTTTGTCTCTTTCCTTATTGAGCTTGTTTACAAGTTCGGTAACCTTTTTACCATGTTTCTTGTCTTTGGTCCAATCCTTAGTAGGGTCCAACTTGTTCTCTTTAAGGTAAGCATCCAAAGCTTTCTTAGCCTTTGTGAGTTCCGGAGTCTTGGATTCCGATTTACTCTTCTTTTCGTCTTTCTTAGCCATTTTCATTTATATTAGGTGAATAATTGAATTTCCTATTTACATAATACCATAGTTATACCTTCCTAATTTGGGTTGGGATTTCTTTAATTTCTAGGATTTCTAAACTGCATTGTTTTAAAACTGCCTCGAGTTGAAGTATATCTTCTACCTCTTTCTGAGATAAGTCCGTAAAAGTTTGTTCAAAAGTTTCTTTCTGTTCCCCCCTTATAAAATTAAATTGGGCAACAATATAAGTCCCATGGAGTTTTTTATTCAGGGCTCCTTTAAGAGATATGAGTTTTCTTTTCAGATAATTACTCTTCAACCTATGGGATTGGTATTCGCCTTTCTTACCCTTACTAAGAGCTACCTTTTTAAGGTACGAAACATAATCTAATTCTCTGAGAGTTTGATTAATGTTTCCCACTAATAATCTTAAGTCTTTTTCCATTTGGGTCTTTGCATTACTTGGTTAGATACTTCCTGAGTTTCTTCTGATAGCATTTCTCTTGCCTCATTTATTATATTGATTGCAAGTTCCCTTTCATCTGGTCCCAGGTTTAATTCTTTATCTTCTAGTGCATCAGTATAAGTATTTATTAGATTATCCAATGCAAGTATTCGAATATTCTTTCGAATTGATAATTTCTCTTCTTCCATGGGTATAAAAAATTAAAGCCCACTACCTTCGCAGGCAATGAGCTTTTGGCTGAACAACGACCTAAGTGTAGATGTTATTCATATGAACTTAAACTCTAAATTTATATAGCAGACATATGGGATAGTAGTTAGTAAGTTAGAGTTTAATCTTCTGATTCTTCCTCTTCTTCTTCCTTAGCCTTTTTGTTTTTCGGAGAACAAATAACGCCATGTCCTTTCTTAGACTTAACGGTAAGAGTTCCCGGAACGAATGAAACTGAAGTTGATACCGGTTTGCCATCCGTAACCAATACAGAAGTAACCACTACACCCTGATAGCCTTCCTTGTTCTTAACGGCATAACCAAAGTTCATTACCTTGGATTTGTCGTTAATGGGAATAACGTCGATTTGCTTGCTGTTGGGTCGTTGTTCAGCCGGCCGATTCTTGAGTGCCTCTTGACGAGCTTTACGTTTAGCTTCTTTTTCGGGGTCTTTTTCTTTATCCCCTTTCTTCTTGGAGTCTGATTTCTTTGTTGCCATAATTTTTAATGTTTTATAAGTTAATGGTTATTATAAGTAAACTTCTACGTTTATTAATAGTTGATAGTAAAGGTAGGGAAATTTCCCTACCTTCTTTTAAATCTTGAATACAGTTACCAGATTACTTTTTCCCTTTCTTGCCCTTACCTTTGGCTTCTTTCTTTGCCGGCAATTTGAGACCGAGTTCTTTGGCAATTGCTTTACGGAGTTTTTCGACGTCGTCTTCATCGTAATCGTCTGGGTCAGTTTCAAGGTCTTTGTCGTCGCAGACATCCTCAAGTTCTTCGAAGTCCATTTCGGCAAGTTCTTCACCGGTCAGTTCTTCCTCTTCTTCTTCTTCCTCTTCGGAATCATCATCATCATCATCATCCTCATCATCATCATCGTCTGATTCTTCCTCTTCTTCTTCCTCGTCATCGGATTCAGAACCAAAAAGGTCTTCGGCTTCTTCGGCAGAAAGCATGATAGGAGCAGGGATAATCTTTACTGAGCCGTCTTCGTACTTAATGATAATTGCACCATTGATTTCTGTTCTGGAAACTTCTTTCAGTTCCTCTTCTTTTTTCTTCTTAGCCATTTTCGTAATGTTTAAGTTGGTTAATAATTTATTTATATCACTCTGTTATAAGTTTCTTTACCAGTATGGATTTCTGAGTATACCCAGATTTTAATAATTCCTCCTGAGCAATATTGAATTGTTTTATCTCATCTAGAGTTGTCTTTAATTCTAATTGAGATTCAATTGTTATTGCCTGAGAGGCAAGTTCCTTGTCACCTTGATAAGTGACTATCTTAAACTTCTTACCTGCAAATGGGTTTGCTGGTTGATGTGCTGTGATTTTAAAACCTTCGTTATTATTCATTGCTATATTTAATTTTAGTTATCCCAGGAATACCCACCTTCCCAAATACTTCGGTATAGGATTTGTATTTCCCTTTTATCATTGTTTTATAGTTATCGGATAATCGAATTGGGTAGACCCATATTTTATTTTCTATCATCCTATTTGTCATTATATAAGCATAAGACCTTCTAAGTTTAATACTCTCTAATGGAACAAACCCTTGAAATAATAGAGACTTCTTAATAAACCTTTCTTTAGGCAAATACCCTAAAAATTTAAGTGATGCCTCATCGAATATTTCAAGCATATCCCTTTGTGCTTTGATAAATAGTACCTTTTGTATTGGGATGTTCATCTTCTTTCTTAAATATAAAGCCAATGAACCTACCAATGGGGGATACTGCAGGAATAACAGATTGAATTTATTTTTCTCCTCTTGACTCAGCCTGTTGTAAATCCTGTAGGATAGCAAGATTGATTTGTAATCTCTTTTGCCTTGTATACTTGGGAGATATGCCTTGCCGTTGTCCATAGAGTTTGATTGAGTACCTTTCATTGAATTCCTTTTTTCCTTTAGACTTAAAGACTCGGTGCATTTGTACCATAAATCTTCTTCGTCGGTGTTTATCTATGTGATATTCATCGGGCATTATGAACTTCCTTGCTTTTACGAATTTACCCTTAAACCAGAATTTAGTACTACCCTTTTTAAGAAGTTTACCATTCATATCGGATAATTCTCTAATGCCTTGTTTTATAAGTTTCCTCCCAGATATTATATGGATATACTGAAGAACATCTACACCATAAAGATAAACTAAGGTAACCTTTACTTGGTGTCTAGTAAAGTATGGTATACCGGTTAGATGTTTCCTATATAATTTTTTTTCAGTAACAATCTTATTGGTGGTATCTGGTCTCCAAGTCCATATATAATATCTATCTGGTCGTATGGGTCCGTTGTTACTTTCCTTTAGTTTTACCATTTATATTCCTCTTTGCCATTCTATACCAAAGATTGATAGATTTCTCATTTGCTTCGGGGAATTTCTTTTTCATTCTCCGAATAACTCTATCAAGTTCAAAACCTTTTGCAGTTAATTCAAATACATAAGATTTCTTTGTACCCTTGATAAGATTAAATTCATCCCTCTCTCTTGGTGGTTTCTTTTCTCGAGGTTTCTTTATCCCAGGAACTCGTTTGGTTCTTCTTTGCCCATTTTCCCCTTCTTCTCCGAGAAACCCAAGCCTTAATCGAGAATTTCTTAATGGGTCATCTTTCGAATACCCAATATTTTCTAATTGCTTATCCATCCAATCGTCATATTTATCAATTAACGATTTATCGGGCTTTTCTTCTGATACATTGATATAATGTAATAAGTCAAATACCCCAGCAGAACAAGCATCAGGGAAAGGCATCCCTAATATTATTGCCTTTCTCTTTAAATCCTTATAAGTCATGTTTCTTCCAGAAGCACCAAGGAAATTTGATTTCTCCTTGGATGGAGCTTTCATGTCTTTTCTACTCTTTTTTGCCATATCATTAATATTTTAAAGTATTCATTTATTTTCTTTGCAAATATAAGAATAAATAATTTAATCTTATCTTATTTCTCTATTTATTTTTATAAAAATCCGAGGTTTTTGCTCGGTTCGCAGCAGTGGATTTAGGTTTTTTAGGCTTTCTCTTGATATGTGTGTTATAAGCCATATCCAATTTCTTAATATTGAATTCTATGTTGTTCACTTGATTATAGTTTACTGCTCTTTCCACACAGCAACGGTACTCTGGCCAGAATTTTTGTCCAAGCTTAACAGATTCGGTTTTAATCATGAACTTAGATACCATAAAACCAAAGGTATCAGCATCATCTTTAGTTTTAAATACATACATGTAAAATCTACTAAATTCATCTACTACTTCATCCAAAGGTCTTACTGGTAACAATAGATAACCATCGGTATATAGGTCCTCAGATATTAAAGCTACCCAATACTTTTTCTTTCCTGGTTTTACTTTATACCTAAACCTTTCCTTGAGTTTAGTGTGCATCCAATCCGGTACTCTATTAAGAAGATACTTGATATATATCTTATCCTTCTTATTCGACCGCCTTTTAAATGCAGATGGCTGTTGTAGCATCCTTGGAAGTATTCTAAAGTTATTCCACCTATCAAATTCAAGAATTAATCTTAGAGTATCTATGTCCCATTCATCATCAGACTCCTTTAACCTCTTCATGTTTCTCTCTATATTTTTAGAGTTTACCTTTGGGAGTAATTGAGCCGAGTCTCCTGTGAATAAGCTTGCTTCTTTTCTTTTTAATCGTTTCTCTAAACATCCCTCCATATAATCTTGGAAATTCCTCTCACAGGGGCAATCTGGTCGAAAAATAGAAGTGTGTTTCTCAAAAAAATCCGAGAATAGCCTAAAGAATTTCTCTGACCGTTCCCGGATTTCAAGATACTTGTAATGAGATAACTTTAAAATTTCACCAGCTTCCCATGAAGATTTACTTTCTGATAGTTGAAGGAATAATGATTGTTGTTCTTTATCAATTAAACAACTCCAGGCTTTTTGTTGAGCTTCGTTCATAACATTAAATTCTCCTATATCTCATTATACTATCAATTGCTTCATTGGTTATCTGATTAGGATCATATTCCCCAGAATTAGCATAAAGTTTATCTGGGTCATGGTTTAAATATACACTATAAATGACGTTGTCAAAGGGTAACCATACTTCCATTCTCCCCATTTCGGGGTATATAAGAACTTTTACCCTTTTACAAAGATGGTCAACCTCTAATACTGTAGCATCTACTCCCTCATAAGGATAACCTCGTAATACTAAGTAATCTCCAGGCTTTACATTGACTAAATCATCTACTGAAAACTTCTTATTCTCTCTAGCAATACGTTTAAATCGCCTTACTTCTTTTCTACTACAAGTAGCCACTAAAGAGAAATCATCAAAGTCTTCTGCATTGTCAATCCTTACCTTTTTCTTTCTTGGGTGCATTGTCTCGGTATTACGTAACCAAGTTCTGATACCAGATATATTCCTACGTAACTTATTAAGAAAGGGCCTTGAGAATGCTAATTTAGTGGGCATTCTCATAAAACCATAATTGAATAATACTGGTACTTCTTCGAATACCATCTTACCCTTTGTGGTTTTTCTTAATACGTTTACCATAGGAATAATTGCCTTGATTTGATCATACCCCTTTTCTTTGAGTTCTTTATTGATTTTATCACAGTACTTCCTTTCAAGGTAAAATATACAATATGAGTATGGGGTATGCTTCTTCATAGGTTACCGGTTTTTAAGAATTAACTTAGCTTGTTTATGTACTAACTTATAGTTTACATTCTTCAATATGTCACTAGCCATGAATACATAAAGAATCTCATCTATCTTTGGTACATCAATTACCATAATATTGGCTTTATCGAATAGAGGTTTATAGAATACGGAAGATAAATCCTTTCCAACTACAAAGAAAAATTCTTCTGATGGCATTGAATTATATCTCATACAGAGTATGGGAACTTTATTTGCTCTTTTTGCATCCTTAGAAGCTTGTTCCCAGAATTTCAATATATCGCATCCCTTATTACCTAAGAGTAGATGTTCAAACTTAATCTCTTTATAATTCTTGCATTCGATAGATATCTTACATCTATGAGCATGCCTTTCATCTGTACAAGTAAGGTCTGAAGTAGAATCTTTATTGGTATGCCAAGCTCCAGAGCCTGCACGATTCCTTTCAAACTTAAACCCGGTCCACTTTGTGAACCAGGCTCCTATTTTTCTTTCAAATCTTGAACCCTTATTTTTGCTGTTTATTGACATAACAAAATTTATCTTTATACTTAATAAGACCCTTACCTTTCAAGATTCTACGAACTGAAGAAATATGAATCGGTAATATGTTAGCTATCTCTCTTACACTTAAACCTTGATTATAAAGATTATGTACATCGTTATAATAAATAATCTTATTTGGGGTTGGTAAACAACCATCAAACCAAGCCTGTAAAGTATTATCTAACTCAGTACCCCATTTAAGATTTTTAACTCTGCAATCCCTTTTGTTATTATTAAGGTGCATTACTACTGGTAGACCATCTGGGTTAGGAAGGTAAATAGTAGCTACTAAACGATGTAATAACCAAGATTTTAAATCTATCTTACACTTTAAATAACTGTCGGGTTTACCATCTGAATATACAGAAATCCTTACCCATTTGAAATCTCCAAGATATCTGTAAACTCTACCATTTTTAGAAACATAATAATTATGACCTGGTACATTGGGTTTCCATTTAGGCCTAATTATTATGTTTCTACCATGTTTTATAGCAGAGTATAAATTACTAAAGGTTTTCATCTTCCTGTCTTGTTAAAGTTTATATACCATTATAGTAATTGGTACCTACTCAGGCCTTGGGTCTTTTCCACTTGCAAAATTTTAGTATTACCTAGAGGAAGAGAATCTAAGTGGGTTATCAAGAATAAAGTTTTCTCTTTGAATATGTAACGTATTAAGGAAGTAACTATTTCTATGTTATCTGAACTTAGTGATTCAAATACCTCATCAAGGAATGCTAAGTTAATACCCTTAGAGGCAGTTAAAGCCTCATTCATTGCAAAAGCCATTGCTACACAGACCAATTGTTTCTCGCCACCCGATAGTTCATCGTAATCTATAATCATCCCATCTCTTTCAATAAGAGTAACAAATTCTTTTCTAGCAGTACCCAAATCAATATTAAATTCGATCCTAAATCCTAATACCTCTGAATACTTATCGAGGCATTTATTTAAGAACTCAAGTGATGAATCAAATAGGTAAGCCTTAATCCCATTATTACCCAATGGGTCATTAATTAACCAGTTATAATTCTCTAACTCTAACTCTTTATTGTGAAAGTCTTCATCAACCTTCCGTAAATTCTTCCTAATCTCCTTAAGTTTTTGTTTATACTTTGGAGACATGACCTTAAGCTTTTCTTGCTTGAGCTTAGCCAGGTCTTCGTCAATAGAAGCAATATCAGAAGCAATATCATCACAGTCTGATTTTAATTTCTTATACCTATCATTTACACTACTAAGTTCTTCCAACCTCTCTAAAGCCTCTTGATACTCTTTATCATATTTGTCAAGGTCAGAAAACGCTTTATATATTGATTTAGCATCACGTAACGCACGTTTGTAGTGACCGGCTTCTAACTGTATTACCAATTCTTTGATTACTTTCTTAAGGGGTACATTCGATAAATTCTTTGCATCTTTTATCTTACTCCTCAAATCAAGGATTAGTTCATTTTGTTTTTTAATCTTTATCTGAAGCGAAGCATCTACTTCATCCTTGATTTGTTTTTGTTTTTCAATTAGTAGCTTAGTTAGCTTTTCCCTATCTTGTTTTAACTCTCTTCTTTCTTCTTTAATTTTTTGCTTGAAGGATTTTTCTCTATCTCTCATATCGAAGTAAGCTTCCTTGTTAGCCTCTAATTCTTTCTTAAGCATTTGAGACTCATGCTCTACCTCATTTATTTGAGATATCAAGTTATTTTTATCTTGTAATGCAATGCCTTTAGCAAGGTTTAAGAACTCTAAGTCAAATACTTCTTCGAATATCTTTTTCTTATCAGAATTAGATTCTTGTATGAGTCTTTTTATACCCTGACCAAACATGATTGAGTTCATAAACAGAGTATATGATAAACCTATCTCTCGGTTTATAAAATCTTGTATCTTCCCCTTCCCTTTGATATCAACTATATCCCCATCTTTCATGAAGATAAGTCTGTCTTTACCTTTAGCACCATCCTCAAGTACTTCATCATACTTTTGACATCTAACTATCTTATATGTATGAGAATCTTTCTGAAAATATACTTGTACCTTAGTACCCTTGTAATCTTTAGGCCTTACTTGCTTCCAAGTATTTACCTCAGAAACACCCTTTAGGTTTTTCCCATATATTGCCCATACCAAGGCAGAGAGAATAGTTGATTTCCCTTTCCCATTTGGTGCCTTGATAAGTATGGTACAAGTTGGGTTTAATTGTAGATGTAAGGATTCTATTGAACAAAATCCTTCTGCCTCTAAGTTTAAGAACGTTAACATGACTCAGCCTTTTTAAGTGTTTCAATTAATAGATTAGTTTTAACCTCATCTTTAATACCTTTCTCTCTTAGGTATCTCTTTGCTAGAGACTTCTTAGAAAGTTGCTTAGTAATCTTATGTTTGTTATTAACTGGAGTACTAGCTTTTTGAGGGATTACCGTATAATAATTGCCATCATCCTTAATATCCTCTTCCCTTTCTACATCGATGAACTTTGGGAAATTTTTCAAAGGTACAAACTTCAGAGACAAATCTTCATAGATTTTCCAATACCCCAATTCACAATCTCTATCGGTTCTCCTTTGATGGTTAGGGGCTCCAATCATATAAACCTTCTTTGATAGTCTTTGTGGTTTGTGTATATGCCCACATAATACTAAATCGAACTTATTGAGAACATTCACATTTAAGTTTTCTACGGAATCTATTTCCCTACCATCTGTATCTTTTGCACCAGGATAATCGGTGTGTAGTAAAAGAATATTCTTTTTACTTTTATCTAATTCTAACTTCTTTAAGTATTCACTTAGACCCACGTTATTATCAATATAAGGAACCCCATATACCATAATATCTTTATGTGTAGAAGATAGTTGGGTTTTTTCATAATCTAATATCATGATACCATACTTCTCTACTTGATAAAGCCAGCTAAAGGGTTTAGTACCAACCTTACTTATTTTCTTAATATCATGATTTCCAGATATGGCATATATCCAAAATCCTTCGATTAGTTCGTTATAACATATCTCTGCCAATTCTTGGTCCATTGTTTCGGCCTTATGAAATAAGTCTCCACAAAATAATGCAGGACAGTTAAACCTTCTACATAATTTCCGTATAATCGACAAAACCCTGAAACTATTCAGGGTCCTGTGATTGTTCTCATTAAACTTAGCCCATAGATTTATATGTAAATCTGAAAAGGCTATTGCTATTACTCCTTTCCCCATATCCTATCTAAATGGTAATTGATTTGTTCCGTTCTCATACCTAAATTGAGCTCAGATATACAAATAGTGGGTATTTCCCAATTTGCAAGCAATTCCCCCATAAGAGATGATATCTGAACTTGGAAGAATCTGTTAAGTATTCTCTTACCATTATCTTCCATTGACCAATGCTTATAAGTATCTAGATTTAATGGTAAGAAGATTGCTACATCACATTGATCTTCCATTAAAGTCTTACATTGACAGAAAAAATGTTCCATTTCACATTCTGGTAAAGTTCTTGATTGCTTATACCAGAAATAAGCAGCCAAATCTGCATAACTCCTATCAGTTACGAAGTATTCTCTATCCTTGAATAACCTATTCCTTTTGTTCAGAAGTTGAAAATCTGCTTTATACATTGCCTCCGAACCGAGGGATAATATTTCATTATGTGATACCCCTTCAGTAGCAGGTAATAAATCTGACATACTACCAGAAATAAAAGGTAGATCTTCTCTCTTAGCTACATACTTAGCTAAAGTAGTTTTCCCTATACCTGAGGGACCTACAAACATTATACGTTTACTCATGATGTAATGCTTTAAATGGTTTTATAAATTCATTTGTCAAAAATGATGCTAAAGAGTATTCGATACAAAGCTCTTTGAATTTCTCATACTTAAACTTCTTCTTTGACTTAATTGGTAACTTATCCAATGGATTATGTCTTACAAACCAGAAAAGGTCGATTAACTGTTCATTCCTTTTCCATATTTGAAGATATTCTTTGTTCTTACTCTGGGCAATAAACTTCTCAATTCTACCCTCATCAAGGATTTTCCTTGCTTTTACTGGGCCTATACCCGGGAACCCTGGTATATCATCGGAAGTATCTCCAACCATTGCAAGGTACTCTACCGTTTCATGAGAATGATAACCGAATAATTCTTTGCAGTTATCCATTCTTATCATCTCATCTTTTCTGGGATTATATATCCTCAGGTTATTTGATAGCAACTGGTTAAAGTCTTTATCCGATGATATAAGTATCATTTTCTCGGATTGGAATTTTTTAATTGCAAGGTATGCTAAGAAGTCATCTCCTTCATATACTGTAGATTTCTTTTTATCGAAGATATAATTAATTCTTAGCATACCCAGCATTTTCATTATAATTGCCTTTTGCTTTTGCAATGATTCGTAATCTACAGATATATTTTTTCTATGTCCCTTGTAATTGGGCAATAACTTCGTCCTTACTGGTGAATGACCATTATCGAATGAAATATAAACCTCATCCGGTTCAAACCTTGTAAGATACATATGTAGAGATTTGAAAAATCCGAATATTGCCCCACTCGGTTTGCCATCGGTAGATTTAAGTTTTTCAAATTTGTGAAAACTTTGGTGTAAAATATTCTCGCCGTCAACTAATAATATTAATTTTTTATTTTTCATATTTATTTTTATATTTAATATAATAATCCGATATTAGTTGATGTCCCAGCCCGGTTATCTCTGATACCTTCTACCTCTTTCTTATTCATCGTCTTCCTCCTCCTCTTCTGAATCTGAATAGTTTTCATATTCTACACCATCGACTGGGAATAGATTTGTTTCTATTTTCTCCAGTTGCTTTTTAGTAGTACCTATGGTATTTACTCCGGCTTTCCGTAAAAGTTTTCTACGAAGTTCATCGTCTTCTTCCAAAAGCTTTTGGAATTTCTCTTCCCCTCTTGCAAGAGTTTTACCTTTCAATTTATACCCACCAGTAGTTTTTTCGATTACATCGGTATCTACCAATACATCTTCTAAAGCATAGCATCTGTCAAACCCGACTTCGTGGAATTTAGGATTGAAATATACAGGGCATTTGCTGATTGTAGGTCGAGGAGGAGCAACTTTATTTTTAATAAGTCTGATAGTGACAAGTTTCCCAGCTTTCCTTTCTTTCCCATTTTGTTTAATGGTAACAGACCTTCCTGAATAGAAAGCAGCTCTGATTGAAGCGTAGAACTTAAGTGCTGCACCTCCTGTAGTTGTTGTGTTATCTTTTCCAAATCCGACATTCAAAGCAGTTCTTAATTGGTTAATATATATCTGAGATACTCCCAGTTTGTAGAATAATTCACTTCTGATACGGAAGTATTTATAAAGAGCCTTTGCTCTACCTCCCATTTCGGCTTTACCATCAACCATCTTAGCATCAATATTATCCGTACAGTCGGTTGCTGCAATAGAATCGATTACCAGAAGTATCGGTTCATTGTGGGTTAATTGAGAACGTAAATATATTGCTAAGTCTGCTACTACATCTGCAATATATTCAATACGAGTATCATTAACAATGGTTACTTTTGCAGGGTCTACTCCATTAATCTCTGCCCAGGAGTTCATCCAGGATTGTTCGGCATCTACCCATATTACATGACCACCAAGTTGTTGAGTAGCATAAGCAAAGTTATAAGCTACCAAGGATTTACCAGATGATTCTTCTCCAGCAATCTCTACAATTTTACCATAAGGAATACCCTTACCGAATAAGTAGTTCAAAGCAAAGAAAGTAGATGGTATATATAAATCGGTATCAGTTACTTCTGAAGCTAATTTAATCATACTCCCATATTTCTTTGCCATCTCATTTGCTGTTGGTACTTTTAAACCAACCTTAGATTTCTTTGCCATAATGTAATGTCTTTAAACTAAAGAAGGTGATAACAGAACGAATCTAATTACCACCTTCGAATGAAACCATATTACTAACCCTTAAATATCCGATTTGTATTTTCTTTTCTTTTTCTTAGGTTCATCATCTTCCATGTAATGGTCTTTGTGAACTCCCTTTTTCTTTTTCTTCTTTGACTTATCGTCATCATCGTCATCCCCATGGTCTTCATTTAGATACTGTGAAAGTAAATCTTCCAACTCATCATAGGATTTGATTTGAGAACGAACTATCCCCTCAAGGTCAATTGTACCTTGATATTTCTTGTCCAATTTAGTTGGTTTGCAAGCACGGGCAGAATAAGTGGTATCTAGTTTACCAGACCCGGAACGAATTACCTTGATATCGTATCCAGTTTTTGGATCTGTCATATCACCTGCCTCATCTTCATCAAGGTAAAGGTCAATGATATCCTGGTATACTGAGCGAGGAACTAAAACTCCCTTATCTTTGCCTTCGTAATCTACCTTACTACCCTTTTCATCTGAGTAGATGATACCACCAATAACATATCTTCTTCTTGGTACCAGGTTCTTGGCAAGTTCCTTGTCATCTTCATCCTTGGAGTTTTTCAATTCTTGATACTTCTCCATAAATGGGCAAGGTTCATCAAAAGTAGCTGGAGATATAACTCCTCCCAAATTGCCACCCAGGTAGAATTGAATAATTTCGATACCCAATTCTTGGTCATCACCTGGAGATTTAATTCTCATTCTCAGGGTTCCTTCTTTTGGATATACCAATCCACTTCCGTTTCCCTTAGATTCTAGCTGTTTCTTTCTAGCTAGCATCTTTTCTTTTGTAGAAAGTCCCTCTGATGAAACTTTCTTTTTCTTCTTGTCTTCTATCATAATGATTAGTTTTAATTATTCGGTTCTGAGTAAACTACTTCGTTCATACTCAATACGGTAAGAACGTTTTTCTCTAAAAGTTGTTTGAGAGCAGGAGATAGTTTGTCCGTTTCGAATTCAAGTTCTTTACCTGCATACAAACCATAGGTAACTATTCTACCTACAGCAACCAATTCTCGGTAGGTTTTGTATTCTTCGGTAATTTCCCCACTCTTTACTACAACCCCTTTACGAGGAACTCCCTCTTTTACTTGTTCAGGGATAATCAAACCGGATTTAGTTTGATTTACCTCCTTGGGAGATAAAATAAGTACCCGGTTTTCTGTTGGGCATCCGGGTAATTCTTGATTAAATTTCTCAGCTACAAGAGGTGAGATAAATGTCATTGAATAATTCATATTCTAATACTGTTTTTAAAAGTTAGTAATTGTTTATAGTTCAATGGGTTAACCTTTTCTTAGGTTCGCATTAATAGTTCTTAATATATTTTCGCGTGACTCATAGCACTTACATATAGTTATGAACTTATTTGCTTTTTCTACAGCTTTCAAATACCTTTCATTGATGGAAGAATATTTCTTGTTAAGGTTTGCCTTATGAGATACATATTCATTATTCCATCTCTCATTAGCATCCTTATAATATAACCAGGCATTCGAATAAGCTTCTTCTTTTTCCCTTGCTAGAGCATCTCTTTCTTTTATATACTTATCTCTCAAAGAAGCAAGTACATAATAACTAGAAGGAGATTCTCGTAGCTGAGAATTAATGATATTCTCATTGATAGATAATTCCTTTTGGATATCAATCTCGATAAGTTTACCTTCAAATTTAACCTTTAGTTTTTTCAGTTCCGTCTTCATAAACTTCTAATAGGTTTTTAAAGTCTTCTTTACTAAATTCTCCTTTGCTTATTGCTTTAGTTACTTGAGCAAAAGCCATTTGATAAGAGAGTTTCATACCGGGCAAATTAAGAAGAGATTTATAGATGCTTACCTTATCTACCAAAGCCATTAATCTTAAGTCGCATAAGTTATCAGTACCACCTCTATCGAGTAAGGCTAAAAATGCAGCCCAATAAATATGGGTGGCATCTTCATAAGCAAGTTTACCATCCTCATCTGTAGCCATCACTTTAAAAGCCAATCCCTCTAAAGTAGTAAGATTAGTTTGTACTTGAGATAACTGAGTCTTTAATCGATTAAGTAACATCTTTTCTTGTCCACTCAACCTTAGATTAACCACATCTAAATACTTAAGTAAATTTTCGATAGAATAACCTAAGCAACCTGCAACCATATAAGTGAGGGCAGTTAACTTACTTGCATTATCAATCTCTTTCTGTGTTGCCATAATTCCATAAATTTATATTATTTATGTAGACATAGTATCTTCTCTTTTCACTCCTGTAATGGTAGATACTGAATCTGAATGCTTTATATTAGTTTTACAATTAGGACATTGTACTATCCTAAAATAATCCCCAGATTTATTATAAACCCCAAAAGTTTCACTGGTATCATATTCAAATTCGCAATCACATACTGGGCATTTAGCCCTCCATACCGTGGGCCCGTTTAAAATCTTCTCCATTTCCTTAGTTTTATGTTATTATACCGTAATATTTTATATAATACTCCAGTTGATATACCGAATTCTTCTAGTATATCTTTTCTTGGTATACCCTCTATATACCTAGAAATTAATAATTCTACATTTACCTTACGTTCTCGTTCTTTACCAACAAAATAGAATCTTTTATCTTCTATACACTGACCAATATTCATCTTAGCTGTACCCCAATATAAATTACCTACCCGATTATCCTCTGGATTGTTATTTTTATGGCATACTTGAGGATAATTGTTTGGGTTAGGGATGTAAATAGAAGCAACTAACCTGTGTCTATAAAAGTTCTTCCGTTTACCACCATCTCCTACTAAAGAGTTAGATAAATAACCATTATCTTTCATAGCAGGTTTTACTAATTTCCAACTACCAGTAAATTTCGAGTATAATTTTCCAGTACGGGATATGTAGTAATTACTAAATCCTGGTATATTACCCTTTTCTCGATTTTTCATATTCTCGTTGATATTTATGGATTTCCTTTTTATATAGTTCCATAAATACTTCTGGTGAAGCTGCATTAAAATTACCAATTTTACGAGTCTTAAACTTATGGTATTCCTCCATGTACTCTTCTACCGAAAAGTCTGGTTTTAACATTCTAGTATAATCATATCCGGGCATAAATGGTAATTCTTCTGCCATAGACCGGCCTATTGTAAAATCCATTGATAAGGTTACATCATCTACTTGAAAACCAAAATACTTCTTAGTACTTGGATTACGTAGGATATTCCAAATTGTGTATACTGTCCAGGTATTTATATCTTCTGGTTTAGAATACATATATACTGCATCATGTACCGTACAAGCTTCTTTCATCATGGGTAATTTACCTTGCCTCATTAACCAATAAACGAGAATAGCTCCGAAGTTGGTCATATTTGCTGCAGCACCCTGGCAATTACCAGTGATTAAAGTTCTATATCGTTTATCTTCACCAATTACCCTTGTAAAGAAAGCCCCAGATTTTACAGTAGGACACCATACTTTACCTACATACTTCTCTTTCGTTAAATTATTCTCTAAATTGTAAGTATTCTTGGTGTTTACTGATTTCCTAAAATTAGAGAATTTTACTCCATAACTAGTTTTAGTGGCCCGTACAAACTCTTGACCATATTTACTTGGTTTCTTATCTTTAAAATAAGATATGTCACCTTCATGTGATAATTCATACATACTTGAGGTGTTGTTACAAAGTACTACCAAAGCCTGAAGTAATTCTCCTTGAGTTTTATCTCCGGTTGCCCATACCGACCAACCATCCCCTAATCTCATATTCTCTAATAATATACTTAATTGAGGGTTAGTTAATCGAGTTAATAACTTCATATTTAACTTACGTTCAGGAACTAACCTATTAAGTTTATAAACAAATCCTGGGTCTCTTATTTCCCATATTACTTGATTCTTTTCTCTACGGGAGAATTCTACATCTAATTCTTCCATGATAGAATCAATAATATCTACCTTGTGAGGATTTGCAGTATTACTCTGACATATTCTTACTATATTACCATTCTTCAAATGACCATCAGTAAGATACCAACCTAAAAAAGCTACATAAGCATCCGAATATCTAGCTTTCACTTGATTGTTATGAGGAGCTCTTATTGGGATAGCATAAGGTTTATCTGAATTGTATAATTCTTCAGAAGTTAATACTTCGGTATTATCTAATTTAGATATTTTATTTGGTTTAGTAACTACCCATCTATGGTCTGGTGTTGATAAAACGTCTAGATGTTTTGTCTTTAACCTAATCATATCTCCATCATAATCAAATACATTTACCCTTTCAACCTTTTGCCATTCTGATTCTCCTATGTCCCGATTAAAAGCTAATATCTCATCACCAACCTTTAAATCTTCATAATTTACCCATCCCTTAGTTTTACTAAGAGCCTGAGATGAGGGTAATAAGCAAGGAAAATTAAGTCCCAAACGAATAGCATAAGCAACTTCTTGTTTGTCGTTTGAGTATATCTGGGGTAATCTTCTCTTAGTACCAAATAACTGGGTATAATACCCATGCTTACGAAGAAATTTCTCTTGCTTCTCTTTGAATTTAAGTATCTTTGGATGTTTCTCAAAGAACTCTGCCATTTCTTTATGGGCTTCTTCTTTAGTAACTATAATACCAGCTTTTGGGTCGGATAATTTTACTGCAAGTAAAGCTTCCCCAATACCATAAATCAAACCGAATGCAATTTGCTTAGCTTGTTTTCTTCTAGTCTTCCATAATTTATGGTCAGGATGATTTTCATCTTCGTATATTTTACTTGCTTCCTCAATTGGAACCCCATATTTTGCTGCTGCTATACCAAGGTGAGGGTCTACTCCCTTAGCAAATGCTTCTAGATAGGTTTCATCCCCAGATAGATGAGCCATCATTCTTAACTCTGCCTGTGAGTAGTCGAATGCCATATATAGATAACCGGGAGGAGCAACCAATTGTTTCTTAATATTTGGGTCTACTGATGTCTTGGGTATTTGCTGCATATTTGGGTCAGCAGAACTAAACCGATTAGAGTCTGTACCATTTATATTATACCTACCGTGTAATCTAGAATCATCTTGTACCTTTTCCCACCATCCATAAATATAGGTCTTATACATTTTCTTTAACCCTCGTAATTCAAGAAGTTTATCAAGAAATATGGCCTTTGGTGAATCTGGCTTTTTAATGGTTATCCTAAGATTAGTAAGGGTTTCTTCATCTGTACTTGGTTTACCAGATTCATTATCTTTAATTACATCGAAATGAAAACCATCCTCTGAATACATCAATGCGGGTAAATCAACTGAGCTACCCAAATTAATGGGCCTTATTAATTCTTGTTCCTTTTTAGTTGTGAATACACCCGCTTTGATATTTGAGATTTTCTGTTCCCTTGATGCAATCTTTCGTTTGTCTTTTGGGTCATTATAATCTAACTCCTCAAGTTCAGCTTCTATAGATTGGATATACTTGTCAATCTTTTCTTGGTTATACTTCTTTTCGAATTTCTTTACTCTGGGTAAGTCATATATTGCTTGTCTAGCAGCATCTATTTTTGGTTTATACTCTTCCAAAAGCTTTTTATTGAACTCAGTATCTAGATATAATCCCTCTTTCTCTACTGAAGTGAGTACTCGTGAATTACACATAAATAAATTACGGAATACCGAATACATACCTAAATCCACCAACTTCTTCTCAAAGAATATCATTAACCTAAGAGTATAATCTGTATCTTGACACCCATAATGGCAAAGTGGGTCTAATTCTTTTTTATCCCAAGGTATTTTATCAAAAGCATCTTGTTTCTCATAATTACCATGCTCAGGCAAATACCTTCTTACCATTGCTTTTAGGTCATGGGGTTTTTCCTCATTAAGAATATATTTTGCAAGCATACCATCTAAACAAGTACCCCTATAGAATATTTTATACTTTTGGTTTATCTGGTCATCAAACTTCCAGTTCCATGCAACCTTTACAATGTCGTAATTCTCAATTACCTCTTCCCCAAATTTCCTTAGCATCTTTTTCCAATTCCAACCTGATGAAGTATAATCTTTCGTTTCGAAATGGTCTAAAGGAATGGAAGCACCAAACCCTGGCATCCAGGATACTGAGAGTATAGTTGGCTTAAAATTCCTATTGTATATTGGTTCTGCATTTGTTTCGTAGTCGCAGCAAGCATAACCAGTTGCTTTACAACAAGCAATAAGTTTCTTAAGCTCTTTCTTATTCTTTATAATATGATACCGTGTCTCCATATTTTAAAATAGAAAAAGGGACATACCTACCAATAGTAGATACATCCCTCATTATTAGTATTTCTCTTGTAAATCTTCCAGATTAGAAGCTAATGCTGTCCAATCTTTCTTATAAGCATGAAGAGAATCTATGGTGTGATACAGATAACCAGATTTTACTCCAACCTCTTTAGCTACATATTCCATAAGTCTCCATGCAAGGTATACATCATTACCGAAATGGGTTATAAAATCAGAGCTTCTCTGATGATAGCAAATGTGTAATATCTTTTCTCCTTTACCATTCCGACGAATAAGAAAATCATAATACATAGAGCAGGGTATACGTCTACTACCGTCATACCAATCGGTATCTAATCCGTCCATATCACCATTGAATATTGGTAATACTGCTTTACGAGTGTCATTATCGTCCTTCAGTAATCTTATCAAGGGTTTAATAACATGGATGATTCTCTCATTATAGGTATAATCAAATTTACCATTTACCAAGAACTGTTCCCATAAATCTTTTCTTAATTCCCAAGCTTTACCTGGATTAATTATATCAGAGGTATCAATCCTTTCTTGAAATTCAGCATCTGCCCATTCTTTTGAATGAGAGAATACAAATAACCATACTGGATCTCCAAGTGAAGTTAAGCAATATTGTTGGCAAATAAGTTCTTTAGTAATAAAATCCTCATTACCTTCAATTACTTTATTCTGATAGGTCTTTGGTTTTACAATTTGACCATAACTATTGAGTTCTCTGCCCATTTCAGACATTAACTCAAAACTGTTCGAATAAATCCTCATTTCTTTTGTTGTTTTAAAAGTTTTTTCTTATAAGCTTTACGTTGAGAGTAAGAGATTACATTCTCTGGATATTCTATATCCTCATATTCAAGAAGTAATTCTTTTGCTTTCATTGATTTATATGTTTCCTCATATAAATCTGGTCGAAGCACTTTAAAACTTCTAAAGAATACCTTGAATGAAGAGAATTCCTTCTCTGTACCCTTTTGGAATTTTTTCCATATCTCTTTTATCCTCTTATTCCATGAATTCTCCTCTGCTCCTTTAAGTACCTTCTTCAAAGGTTTATGGGTATGATACATTAAAAGTGTCTCCACATTTCCGTACATTTGAGTCGCAAATAGGTTGATTTGTACTGACTGGTCCGGCCCATATACGTACTCTGACATTCGTTGAATTAATAGGAAATCGAATATTAACCTCTTGGTAATTTCCGAAGCCCGAACTACCATTGTAATAACTGGGATGTCCTCCCCGAATCGTTTTGAAAAAGTCGCAGCTATTAGACATTGTTTACCGTTATCATGATGATTGTTAAACATATAAGTTATATTGTAATTCTGATTGTACTTATTTCTCAGTACTCTCAGTTTACTACGCAACAAATCAAGCTTATTAAAATCTATGTAGTTATTCAATAAGCTAGTCCACTTAGTTTCTTTATAATTGAAACACCGCCCATAATCAAATTCTGGGTCTACCCATGCTTTTCGTATCTTTATAAATACGTTATACACTACTGCTACCCCACTATTGGCAATAGCCCCCTTTGCAAATAAAGCAGGCTCTAATCTTAGGAATCCCTCATTGAGTTTTTCCCATGCTTCTTGTGAGGTAGCAAATTCTAACGAATGGAGGGACTCCTCCGGATTAAGTTGAAGTCCCTCTAATTTATGGTTCCATCCCGACATGTTAATAATTAGTTTGTTGCCTCCATCTATTGAGACGCTGTTTTTTAAAGAATAAACTGAATAACCCTTGGTCTGTGAACCCATTCAATGCAAGGAATCCCATATATAGGTAGAAAGCTTTTACCAGTGATTCCTGAAAATCTATTTCTTTAGTCATTACTTGGGTTTGTTTCCAAGGTCTAGACTTAAGGAAATTCCTTGCCTTGTTCAATTCATATATCACTTCCCATAAGTATAACTTCTCTGCCTCATGTGATAACTCATTCATCTTATGAAAACCAGGAATGTAAGAGATGATTTGTTCCCATTTACCATCTTCATCAAAAAAATCCTCTTCACAAATAATATCGAATTTCAATAAATTCTGGTAGTCGGAATATTTTACCACTAACTCTTTAACACCCATAGCCATCACATCAAATAAATTCTTTGCCTTATTATAGCTAAGAATATCTTCAGGAAGTATATTTGAATATACTAGAAGAGTAAAGAAAAAGCCTAAAGCATCTGCTTGTTCTTCATTTGCATTAGCAAGAGAATTCAATAGGGATTGACATTCGTTTTCATTGAACATCTCGATATTCCAACCATTCTTCTGACATAATTCAAATACTTCTTCGGTAGATTCAAAACCCTCGGTAAGTTCTTCAATTACCCTACCTATAAAGTCCTTGAGTATTACCTGGTTCTTTGCATTATTGATATCAAATGGATAATCAGGTAACTGCTCTATTTGCCTATATCCCTGCAATTGTTCTAACCCCAATTCATACATCTTTGATAGTACCCAATTAGTTTCTACTTTAGGTACTGGTTCACTTATATTTCTTATATCCAAAATGTTAACTTTTATAATGTTTACCATTAAGATAATTACCAACAGTAGCATTACTAACCTTCAACCTTTTAGCTATGTACTTGTTAGTATTACCTTTTAATTTCAATCTCTCTAATCTTCGAATACTACGTACTGTTAATGAAGTATGAGGAGCAAATAGACCTCTTCTACTTACTCCATACATAGGATTATTTATACCTTTTAATTTCAACCTACCCTTATTAATGGCATCATATACATTATCTTTTTGAGTACCCCATTTAAGGTTCTCTAAACGATTATTCAAAGGGTTGTCATCTAAGTGCATTACTACTGGTAAATTATTCGGATTAGGTATATAGGCTTCTGCTACTAATCTATGTATTTTTACATTCTTAGATACCTTATTATTTCTAAGTTTAGTACGTTCGTATCCTTTATGGAAGAAAGTCTTTACGGGATGTCCCTTATTATAAAGCTTACCCTCACGAGTAATATGATATCCTGGGAATCCTAATATATTATCTTCCACTATTTTATGTTTTGAGATGAACCAAATCCTTTATCTCCTCTGCTTCCCCACATTTGTGATTCAGTATAAAACTCCTCTTGCTGAATCTCCTCTGGCTCGGTAATATAAATGGGTACATGAATAAATTGTACCAGCTTTTGACCAGCCTCGATAACCTGAATTTCTTGAGAAGTGTTATATATCCCAATATGTGTCTCTCCAACATAAGGGGAATCCACTATCTCGGCAGTAAAGATTAACCCTTCCTTAGTAGATATATCAGATTTGTTTGCTGCCATTAACATAGATGCAGGAGGTTCTAGCAAACCTTTGATACCCGATGGGATAAGTATACGATGACCTGGTTTTAAAGCTATATGCCTTACAAAGGCTTCACCAAAAGGAACATCTAAATCATAACCTTCGGAGTCGAATTCATTTTTAGAATGAATATGCTCTGGGTATAAATCAGTTGGTACATAAAAATCTAACCCAGCATCATTGGGGTTTGCTCTGTTGGGAGATATTACCTCCCTTACTTTGATAAATCTAAATCTGTTCATAATATATTACATTTATGTAAAAGTTGTCCAAAGGTTAATTTCTTGGGTCTAGAAACATGTACTCCCAATGAATTACACATTCTGATTACATCGGTAGAACCTTCCATACAAAGGTTAGCAAGTACATCTTCTTGCTTTACAAAATAGTTTGGGTTGTTAAGGTATACCTTGAACATAACCCATATCATCTCTATTGGTTTCATTATTTAGTACACTCTTTATAAAGTTCTCTAATACGTTTTCTTGGTACTTCGAATTTCTCAACGGTTTTGGTAATAACCTCTTTTCTGTCTTTCCCTTTCCGAATCAAACCTCGGATGTATTTCTTAATACCAACTGTATCTTCAAGTACATCCAAATCCTTGTATTGATTCTTCTGTTCAAGTTCTTTTCTTGTAATGTTCAAGTTCTGTGACATCTTAAATGCACATAGCTCTGAGTCTCCGCATAGTTTACATTCCTTAGTTGATAGGTCATACCCAATACCGAAGCAAGGGTCTCCATTAGTCCCCAGAGTACTAACATCTATGGGAGTAAGAATATCTTGCTTCGATAAGTCAGGAAGTTGTTTCTTTTTCTTAGCCATTATATGTCTTTTTTACGTTTATAATAAATGTATATCTCACTGTTATCTTCTATGGGAACATAGGAATAACCCATGTTATTTATAAATAGTTCCCTGAGTTTATATAAGTCTGGGTATGAATTTCTATCATGGCTCTCTTGACATACTTTGACTACCATACCATTACTCCAGTACAGATAGAAATAATGAGTAAAGCATTCGGGAGTATTTTGAGAAGTTTCCAAGCTTGATATCCATATCAAATCTCTACAGTTGAATACATGTTTAGGGTTGGGTACCTCCCCAACAACGAGAGACTTAAACCATTCTTTAATCTTCTTCATCATAAGTGTAATTAAGGTGTTTACAATGGGGACAGACCCATTCTTTGAAATGCCATCCCTTGATTTCTAAATCCTCTTTATGAAAACGTTTCTTACATGAATGGCATTGATAGCCATCCTTAGAAAATATGAAGTCTAAAGCGAGTATTATTATCATAATAACAACCGCTGCTGTAATTAAAATATATTTCTCCATCACTGAAAGCCTTTAATTTTCTTTTTAGTGTTATTGGGTTTCCTTAAGAGTACCCAGCAATAAATACCTGATGCAGAGATTTGGATTATCCTCCAACCATCTGATAATAGAGTTGTTAGTTTAGTATCATCCTCATCTCTGATACATATTAGTTTATCATTATTCATAATGCCTATATGCTTATTAATTGTAATCTTCTTTTCCTCCTACGGAGAAAAAGTAAATACTCATAGTACTTCTAGTTAACTCTTAATAAGGCTATGGTTAGGATGTTTCTTCCATAGCTTATCTAACAGTATTACTTTCAATTCTTGTCTCTGATAATATTGCTTCCGATGTTTACCGTGCCTATCTAAATAATTCCCGGGATAGTGAAGGTCATCAAGGTATACTTTCTTTTTCGATTTATCAGTTCTTACCAAACGACCCAGGAACTGAATGGATTTTTCTTGACTATCCATACTTGCTGCATTAAGTAAATACCTAAGCTTAGGAAAGTTTTTACCTCGAGCAATGATTGTAGTTGATACCAGGATATCTATTTTACCTTCCCTAAAATCCTTCATTATTTGTTGTCTTAATTTAGAGGAAGTATTAACATGCACATAGGCAATATTATAGGCATCGCCCAGTTTCTTTTTAAAGAACTTATATAGATTTTCACAATGTGCAATATGCTTGCATACTACGAGAGCAGGGTATCTGCCTTGATTAAGGTTCCATAGTAATCTATTATAAGCCATTAACCAAGCTGTATAACAATTGGTGATTGAATCATCGTATATTTCCTTATAGGAAATACAATCAGATTCCCAATTACCATACCAGGGTTTACCAGGTACCATCTTTACAACGGTTTTTGTTGAGTAACCCTTTTTGATAGAATCCTTGAGTTTGAACTCAGCAAGTACTTTACCAAAGAAACATTCTAAGTTCATATTCTTAACCCTATCCTTAGCAAGCTTACTCATATAAATCGTACCAGATAATCCTATACGAATTCTGGTATTAAATAACCGAGTGATTACATTCTGATATTGCTTACTACCTCCTTGGTCAGCCTCATCTATAAGTACCATATCTATTTGAGATAATTCCTTTTGATAAAATCTCATATTCCTTGAGATAGATTGAACCATACCTATAGTAAAGTTACTCCAGTTTAAAACCTTGCCTTGAACAAAAGTGATATCTTCTCCGGGAAGATATTGCTTAAATTCTTCTCTAGCTTGATTTAACCAATCCGAATCATTAGTTATTAGCAAAGTCTTTAACTGTTTCTTATAGGATAAATATAAAGACGACATGATAAGTGTTTTACCTGCATTAACAGTGTAATCTAATACGCCAATATGAAAAGGTGTATTCCCTATCTTATTATTGATAACTGCCTTAACAGCTTTCTCTTGCTCTGGTCTTAATTTATATTTGCCTATATTCGTAACTACTTTACTGACTTTAGGTAAAGGTTGTCTCATATCTACAACTTTAGGTTTAATCCCCATCTCAATACACATATCGTATACTTTGGGAAGTAAACCTATTTTAAATTGCCCAGTCTTGGTGATGTAATGAATCTTACCGTCCCAATTCTGCATACCTCTTTGCCTTGTACGTAAGTAGAAAGCATTCGGATGTCGAATGGCAAACTCATTATAAAGTTTCTGTGCGAACTTAAGAGGTAAGTCAAGTTCGCACATATTCCCATTCTGAATAATTATCTTACTCATTTGATAATTACCGTTACACCCTTAGTGGCTTTATCCATGCCCATTGCTTCCTTAAGAAGTTTGATATGATGTTCCTCATCGGCAATCAATTTCTCAAGGAAATAATTCACATCATCGTAATCTGGACGTTCCTTGTATTGAGCAATTGCTCTTTGGATTTTCTTGTAGTGACCAATAGTTTCTATCTCGGAATTCAAATCAATCTTTAAAGCTTGTTCCCAAGTAGAACCAATCTCAATTGTAGGATTAATATTCATGGTAGAGTAATCCTCGTATGGGTCTGCCCTTTGTAAGAAATCAGATATCTTGTCAAGATGCCTCATCTCTACCAAACCAATACCCAACATCAATTCTGATACCTCCTCGAATCTAGAAGACTGTTGGGTATACATAATAATTGCACTTAGTTCTGAAAATTTGGCATTCTTCCAAATTACATAGAACATATTAACTATCTCATCAGGCCAGGGTTCGATATCCTTGAAATCTGGATAGTCTACCGACGGGTCTGAATACTTGAGGACATCAATAAAAGCATTAGCTGCATCCTCCACTCTGTTTCCTAAAAATTGTAAACCTTTCATATTATTTTCTTATTTTATCCCAAAGACTCCCATCTACTTGAGGCTCGTCTAAGGTTCGTTTATTTTTATTTTTATATAGGTATTTATTATATCTTTCGATAGCCTTATCATTATACATCTGACTTGGTTCTGGTAATCCATTACACCAAGCAAGAGCTTCGAACTGGGCATCCAAAAATTGAAATACATTCCAATCCTTTTCATCCATTAGATTATGAATCCTAAGGAAGTGAACATATTTCTCTGGCTGATGCTCATAAGATTCATATATACCAGTAACACTAGCAACTCTTTTTATAAATTCATCATGGATATCTTTGGTAAAGCCTGGGTCTTTATCTTCCTTGAGTTCTATCTCGGCATCTATTTGATTAGTAATGTTGTCCTGCATAGATATCAACCTTTGCATAACATTCCTATAATCAGTCATCCTCTTTAACCCAGTCTCAATGTATTTAATAAAACCTTCCCGGGTATCAAATTTAAAATCTTCACAAAAGGTATTACATACTTCTGCAAGCTTTTTACAATTTGCCCATTCCCGAGAATTACTCTCATTTATTTTACGAACCCCTCTATGCTTTAACTTTATACGAGTTGCATATAATATATCAGCAACAAGGGCAGCATCCCCCTTAGATGCTAGTAATATGTTATTAACTCGCTTAGTATTCTTATTGTTAGAAACTAAGACTGTTCTATGATTTATTGCCATTTTCCGGGCAATAACAAAAAAAGCCTCAACTGGGAAATTATTTACCTCTAAGGTATTTAATATTTCCTCAAATTGAGGCTTAGTTATATGGATAGATGGTTCACGCATAAATATATTATTTTATAATATAATAGGAACTCCTTACTCCAAAGAGTTTCTGATTTGAATCAGTTCTTGATAACTTTGATACCTTGTTTGATATACTAGCTTAAGTGTTTGTTTCTTTCCCAAATCATTTACATCAAAACCCTCTGGAAGAAATACTACCTTGACTTTTTTATAAGCTACTAATTTAAGTGCGAGATTAACAGCATAAGACCTGGCATCGGGGTCTAAAAGGATAATATATCTTTGGCATTGGGATTTAAGTAGTTCATTGACTTGGTACTGACTAATAGCTTTGCCCATTGTGGCAATTGCTCTATCCCCGATTGTGAGAGCATTAAGTGCTCCTTCGCAAATGAATACCGACCTGTACATCTCCAATGCGTCATGATTAAAGATGATAAACTGTTTTCCCAAACCGGTGATGTCTTTGTCTGGGTTATTATATCTGGGCCCTTTGCCGATAACATTTCGAGCATTATAATATCTAAGTTGGCCTTTGTAATAAAAGGGGATGATGAGGTACCCATATGTCGTACCCATTGTTCCATATCCGATACCACATCTTGAAAACTTCTCGATATTAAAGCCGCGTTTCTTGACATACCCTCGAAGGCTTTTTGCAAGTTGGCTGTCTCCAAGCGAAATATTTCTAAATCCTTCAGGGAGATATACTGGCTTACTTTCGGCAAGCTCGATTTTCTCTTCCTTAAATTGAAGTTCATCAAATTGTCCATTGTTCAAAAAATTAATTAGTTCATGGTACTCAGTAAATCCCTCTATGTCCATTATTAGTTGAGCAGGGGAAGGATGGGCATTACATCTAAAACAATTGGTTCTATACATAGAAAGGTTAACTCCCAACTTATGTTCTCTCCCACAATAGGGGCAAGTTGGTATACGCACCCAGCCATGTCGATAATCGTAACCTCCCAATCGTTTAATAAAGTATGTCCTTAATCTAGATTTAAACCGATTAGTTATTTTCATACTTTCTTATAGCTTTCCTAATTACTCTTCGAAGTTTCTTTAAATCCTCTAAATCTAAATCGTTGATACAAGTGGTTTGCCAACCATTATGGGATATTTCTAAAGCTACCCCATCAGACCATCTATCTTTTACTATTTCTATTGTCTTTGTTTTCATATCTTTTCTTCCCACATCTCATACAGTAATATTTTACATATCGTTTCTCATAATACTGGGCTTTTCTTCTCCCACCTTTCTTAGAAAAGATTGCCCTACGAGGTCTCTGTTTAAACTCAGACCAATGAACAGCTACCCATTCATGATATCCAAGCTTACATTTAAATGTCTCCAGTAGTCCTTTCCCTTTTCTTAGAATCCGCATCTGGATTAGTGCTCTTCTTAAATTGTTCATCCAACTTACTACCATATACTTCATCATATTGTTTACGTTGTTCCCTTGTAAATTCCGTACATCTTTGCCTTTCGACATCGCATTTGAATAATGCTCTACCGGAAGGAAGACCATCCCTTTGTACTACTATCTCAGCTCGAAGAATATTATCTTTTTCTTCTTGCTCAGTAGAGTTAAGACCCATGATAACCTGGGCATTACGAACAATGGCAATTGAACCAGATATATCATTCTCGTCATATCTAGTAAGCCTATGCTTTTTACCTTCACGAGTAATGTGATGAGCAGTCCATATAATGTCTAAATGTAATTCCTCTGCCAGATTCTGAAGGTCTACGTATACATTAGATATCCTTTCGAAATCTTCTCTATCACCCGCTATTGATGCAAGCTTACCAGCGTAGTCAACCATAAGAACTTTAATATCGATTCCTTGATTACGAAATTGAATTATCTTTTCCCTTATATAAGTGGTATTAGTAATCATTGCTGGTACACGCTCAACTACTAATTCAACTCCAAACCTTGCAAGTTTCCTTAAATGCTTTGCCTCAAGTTTATCATACTCACCAGAGTATAATTCCTTCTTAGTTTTATTGATACTGGATTGAATAAAACGGTCCATGATCTGTTCTTGGCCATTTTCTGTATCAATATATAATACTGACTTCTTCATTCTGAGATAACCTCTTGCAAGGTTTACCATAAAGAAGGTTTTCTTTGCCTTGGGTTTATCTAGTATCACATTAACAGAATGCTCTGGATAACCTCCTGCATTAGTTAGTTCATTCAACTGCCTAAATGGGCAGGGTATTACCGAGGGTTCTGATTGTCTTCTAAACTGTCTCTCAGTAATATCCCGAATCATATATAAGGGTTCATCTTCTTTCTTAGGTTTACTTTTCTGAAGTACCTTTTCAATCTTCCTCGAATACTCTTCGTATTGTTCGAAGTTATCCAAATCGAAGGAATCATTTAAGTTCTTCATCTCAACATAAGTAGAGAACTGATATATCTTTTCTTTTATGTAATCAGAATCCGATAGGGGTATATGATAGAGATTACTTATTAGTTTATTGATATTGGGTATATCATCTTTAGTTACCAAATCCACATAGGTTTTAGATTCTAGTAACTCTTTTAATACTTCCTTTAAGATATTCTCGGAGGGCATTCTGCCTTGCTTCTTAAAATATTTTGATATACCCTCAAAGATAAGTGAGTGTTCTATGAGAACCAGGTAATTGGATTTAATCCTTTTGAGTACTAATCCTCCTTCCTTATCTTTTAAAACAAACCTGAGTATCTCGAACTGAAACTCAGGAGAAAAACTAAATTTAACTGAGTCTTTAAACTTTTTCATATCTATATTGCAATATTTATAAACTAATAGATTTTGATAGTACCGAGATAGTTCTGAGCATGTTGACAACTATCTAGAAACATACTAATCCACTACCTTAAGCTCAAGTATATTTAATATTATTATTTTATATAAGAAAAAATACTTATATTTGCATAACGAATATTTAAAAACATGGGAAAAAGTAAAGGAAATAACGGTTCAGAGCTTCATCGATTAAAACCTATGCAGGAATATGATGAAGCTACATTCAACAGACTTTATAAAGTCTGTAAGCCAGTAATTAGAAACCTTACCAGACAGATTGATTATAAACGGTTTAATCTTACACCGGATATTATCCAATCTTATTTCTGGGATAAGATGTTATTTGTTTTTAACAAATACTATGGTGAATGTACTGAAGAACATCTTAAAGCAAGAATCCTTGCATCACTTAGTACATTCAAAAACAAATTGCTTCGTTCTGCATACGGAGAACAAGCAGAGTATAATCAAAGCCTCTTTAAACTTGATGACTTATTCGACAATGACAAAGAATTAGAGGATGACAGTGAAGAAGAGAAAGCTAAATCTGAAATGCTCGATATGATGTATACTTATATGAAGGATAAGCTTTCTCCAGATGCCTATCTTTTGTTTGAGGTATTAATTACTCCCCCTCCTTTTATTAAGGAAAGACTCGAAAATAGTACTCGTATAACTAATATAATGATTATCGAATTTTTCGAAATGCCTAAGACTAATGAATCCATGAGATATATATCAGAACTTAGACAAGATATACAATATTGGGAAGACCGAGCTAAAGAAGAACTTAAGTATTAACACAAAAGAAAAGGGGCGTTTCCCAACGCCCCCTCCCTAATTGATTTTTACTACGCAAAACACAGATTGTAAACAAATGTTTACTCTTAAACAATACAAATAATACACATGAGTTTTAATACTACTAAATAACTAATAACAACTTTATGATGATATTTTTTGGATATATCGTAATGTAATAGTCGGTGGCAATTTTTCAATATCCAAAGTTTCTACCGAAGTTTCTTGTAAGAAAGATTCCCCTAATAGGTTCCAGCTTACTACGATAGCACCATCTTGAATACCCTTGGTAGGAGTTCCTCTACCGAAATCCCCATTCAATCCCGTCTCCCTATTAAAGAAAGATTGAGGACGAACGTTCTCCCAGTTATTGGCATTATCTTGTTTACCTTTAGATACACCAAGAGCATGCCTATGCTTAGGAAGGTCATCACCTTTAATAGAGATTAAGAAATTACCCTTAGTTGGTGTATAGTAATCTCCAACATTCTGTAACATTACTTCATCCCCAATTTGAACACCTCCAGCTTGGTAACCAATAACTATTCTACCAGCTGCCTTAGTATATTCTGCCCAACCATCGGGTATTACATCGGTTTCCCAAAGAATAATAGAACCGATTGGTAAGTTAGCAGTACTCAGAGATTCAGAGAATTCTTTTCTGATAGCCTCAATTTGACTATCAATGTATTGCTTGATATTTAACTTAGTACCCGATTCATCTACTACTGGAAAGCCTGAATTTATCTGTTCTACTCTTTTCACTGATTCTTTCATCATACTCTGGGCAGCAGTAGTATAAGGGATTTCTTGGAACTTACCCTGATAGGGTACAATAGCAAAGTCCTCATTTCGTTTGGTCATGGCATCAGTACCCTTACCATATACTCCGATAAGAACAACCGAAGTTTTATTATTAGAGTAATAAGGGCAAGCACTCTCTACCATCTCTAGAAGATTGCTATAGGTCATATCGTAATTAGAATATACATCATTATTAATGATATCCGGTGTACGATTCTCTTCGGCAATCGGATAATAAATATCCAGAGACTTTTTAAACAAGGTGTAGAAGCTTTCGGAGGATTCATTCCAATAAGCTACAAAGTCTACTGGATTATCTACTGGTTCAGAAATAGTAGTATGTACTGCAAAGAGTAATACTTCTTCTGTTGAACCTTGGGTACCTTGGATGTTCTCAATAGTAATCGTTTGTTCATCGGATATAAATACATACCCATCTCTTGAAATACATCCAAAGTTCACGTCTGGCAATTCTCCATCTTCCGAAGCCTTTGCCATATACCTTGCCATAATCCTATCCTTGATTACATTGGCATACTTACTTCCAGCAACTCCCTGAGGAGATACCACTAACTTGTTACCATTTATGGTAGCTGAGCCAAATCCACAGAATGGTCCTAAACCAGAAGGAGCAGCAATTGCTTCTGCTGCTTCCTTTGATTTAATAATACCTTCATACTTAAAGTACGTCTTCATTGTCCTTAGTATTTTTAAATTGATTTTTCTGTTCTGACATATCTTTAAATGCTTCACCTACATCCTTGAACTTGAGGGTTAACAATTTAAAGAGTATTCTCCATATACTGTACCGTTTCTTAATACCATGTATTTCACAGATGTGTCCATATATACTATCTACTTCGAAACAGTAGCATATTACCATAACCGTTATTGATACCACTATTGGGTTCATCCCATAGGGTTCCCCAATAGCTTTACCAAGTACAGCACCAAGTAGAACATAACAGATATAATCTACTATTTTGTTTAGAGTTCTTCTTCCAGCTCTAGATTTTCGAATTTCGATTTTCTGTAACCTACTTGCAGATATACCAAACCATAAATCTGAAAGTATCAATATTATGGCAAGTAATATCATCCACCTAAGGTCATAAATAATTTGGGTACATTCTCCAAATAAACCCACAGTGAATGTCTTGAATAAAGACTGAGTTGTGGTCTCTGTTATTCTATCGATTGTTGAATTTATCATTGTTCTACTATTTGCCAAGATTGATTACTGTAAGTTGTAATGGTAAATGTTTTCTCTGAGAGGTCATCATGTTCCCATTCTAACTTTTGAGGACTAACGCTTAAGAGGTCTGCATCTACTACAGTGAACTTAGTTCTCTTTGAAGTATCTACGACAGATTCAAAGATATATTCACCAGCTTGTGCAGTTACAAATTCATAACCAGCACCACCTGCGTCATAAGTAGTTACTTTACCAACTTCCCTTATTCGACTATCGAAGTCAGGTTTATTAGAAGTACACTTGATTAAAGTAGATACTTGTTTAACATTCCCCTTTAATTCTGCATAAGTGGGAGTACAAGAAATCTCGATGATTGTAGGATAATCTTCCAGTATTACTTGACATCTTAATGAAGAACCATCATCTGCCACAAAGGTATAAGTCCCAGCCTTGGTAAGAACAATTTCCTCATTAAGGTTATAGGTTTCCCCGTTCTCATCACAGGTAGCAGTACCACTTACATTGACCCCATTTTTCATTTCCTCAAGATGGAACTTACAAGCAGACTTCTCATCCAGTAATTGGTATACTGCATAAGTATCATCTACCTGGTCTTCTGGTAATGCCCAGTTGGGTTCTTTCCAATGACTGTCTGTAGCATCCGAAGGTACTATCTTTAATTTATTCTGATATACTACTGGAGAATTATTAACTACCAAAGTAGTCTTAGCAGTAGGGTAAGCTACAGACTGGAAGGTATAAGTCCCTGCCCTATTTGCAGTATATACATAACCATTCTGAGCATTAAAGGTTTCCCCAGTTTCAATTACCCTTACTCTGTAATCATCCCCATTACCAGAAATACGTTGTATCTTTACTGTAGCTTTTGCAGAGCCATTGAATAATGTGACTGTTGGTGGGCTAACAGTAATTCGATATACTGCAGTCTTACCAGATACTACTTCGAATATACCTACACCTTCATCGGTTTCCCTTTTATCCAGTGTACATTTAAACTTATAAGTACCATAACTATTAGCAGTAAACTTATCACCGTTCTTAAACAACTTAGTATCACCAATTAGCCTACAATATAGTTCACCAGTAAATGATTCTGGGTAATTCGATTCGATGGTAAGAGTGGTAGTAGCATCCTTGATACTTTGCTTATCCCCAACTCTAAATTCAGAAGGTGTACATCTTACCTTATATGTAATCTCTTCTCGAGTTACAACAAAGGAAGTTTGCTTTACTGGGAACTCTACAATCTCAAAGATGTAGGTACCAGGCTCTGAAAATTCCCAAGTTGAGCCAGAGACTTTCACTATATCAGTACCGGATAGTCGTACATTACGGGTTTTCACGGTACCCTTATAGGATACGTTTGCCCTTACTACTGTACTTACTTTTAGGTTAGTAGGAGTTATCTTTCCAGTAATAGGGTCACAAGTAATAGAATATACTCGATTATAAGATTCTTGATTAACCGTGATTTGAGTTACCTTAGTAGGGTCTCCCACACTTCTAAAATAATAAGTACCTGCTCTGGGTATATTAAAAATGGAACCACTTTCGTGTTTAGTGTAACCCCAATTTATATTATCACTGGATATCTGATATCTTAGGTCGGCATTTATCCAATCTGAAGTTACAGTTACCTTTACCGGTACTTCATATACCTCTGAAGTAATAAGATTGGGTTGGTCCGGATTTACTAACTCAGCTTTAATGGTATACCCATCATTTACGGTAAACCCATATTGAATATCGAAAGATACATGATAGGGTATGAATCTTTTAAAGAAAGCCTCTACGGCTTCTCTAAATTTTCTGAAAGCTGCCGAGTTCGAAGTATATCCATGACCGGTAAGTCTAAAGGTTACCGGTATACATTGAGAACAATCGAAAGTATTATCATAGGTATACTTATCGTCATAATGGTAATACTGGTCAAAGTGCGGATTACCTTTTACCCAACCATCATAACTATCAGCCTTTGCAGGGTCAGTTACTACGCAGGTTAACCCATACAGCCTCATCATTATTTCGAAGAACTCAGAGGTACCTCTTATTTTAAAAAGAGATATCGAATACTTCAGGATGTTTCTTACTTGAGTACTGGTTAAAGTAAAGGGTCCCTCCTTTGGTATTATCCAAAGCTTAGATAACTCTTGGAGTTTATCATCGGAGTAGAACCCATTAAAGTACTCGGCCCATTTCTGTGCATCTATAGTGTTCCCATAAGCAAAGGGCATTTCTCCGAGGAATTGCCAAAGGAAATTGAGATACATATCCGGAGCCTTATCTATATCGATAATGTCCAAGATATTCTCAATATCCTTTGTAATGTAATCTTCAAAATGCTCTCCACAAATTTCTAGAAACCTCTCTAAGATGCCTTTGCCATTTACCTTATATGTATCTTGAGCTTTATACTCGAATGGCAAAAAGTCGATTAGATTTTTGAGGTTTATCATTATACAATTTCTTTTACGGTTAAAGTCAATTGTGAAGCATTTTCGAATACTGGTAAATTAAAACCGGGGTCTTCATAGTCATGGTTAGGTTCTGATACCGTAATAGAATATCTGTAACCAGACTGATAATTATTGTTCTGAATATCCAAAGAGAAGTCAAAGCCATTAGCCTTATCTATTACCTGTATAGAATTACCTACAGTACCAGTAGCCATATACCCATTTGATACAGAACGTACAGTAAAAGTAGTGGATGAATTGAAGGTAATATAGTAAGTCATAGACCCTTTAGCCTTATTCAATTTAAACTGACCCAAGTTCAATTCTTTATTACCATAGATGGTAGTAGGCCAAGGTTTAATATAGAATTTAGTAAGGTGAAGGTAATCTACTGTTGATAAGTTATCTATTAAGGCATAGATATCTGATAACCTTACGCTTCCACCTATCTGAGCTTGCTCTGGAGAATAGGCATTGTATAATGCTGTAAGAATTTGAGTTTGTATCTCTGCAGTCTTATAAGACTTCTTACCGGTAACATCCATCTCTAGAATAATCTGAACCTTGCCTGCAGATTTAACCTTCAACCAAGTAGTCATAGGAGCCCTTTGGGATAATAAATTATATACCCTATTAATTAATTCAGAAGAAGCAACTGCTCCACCATCGGGGCTAATATATACTGTAAGCTTTCTACCGCATTCATAATCGGCTTTAGCTTTGTTTACCCCATCAACCAACATGGCCAAACTTTCGAAATCCTCTTTGGTAATTGCTACTCCCAAAGTCTTTACACTCAAAGGTATATGTTCTTTGAGCATTGTAAAGTTTTCATAGTTTGAACCACCTCCGGCATCGTAAGCATTACTTACGGTAGCATCAGTAATTGAAGAAGAGATTACTGAAGGTACAGAAGTAATAGTATTACTCTTTACATTACCCTGAGTACCATTGGTTAAGTAGAATACCACATTGGTTATTTTTGCTCCTGCTGCAGGCTTCTTACCAAAGGTACCATCCCCAAACATTATATAAGGATTAAGTGCCTCATCTACTGAAACCATAAAGTGTTTGTCTGTAGGTTTGGATTTTGCAAATGTATCTACTAATACCCAAGTTTCCCCACCTATCTGCAATGACATAGAACCTTGTTCATAATACTTACCATTGGGTAGAGTACCCAGATGAATTATAACTCTATCTCCAGTGGGTATTACCATATTATTGAGAGCGCTTGCAGTATACTTCTCATGTTGTATAATTGGTACTTTACAAGTAGTTACATTTGAATACCAAGTTACGTCTCTAGCAGATAACCAGGAATTACCACTAGAATCTGTAAATAAAGTTCCTTGAGGTATAGTTAATTTAGCTCCGATAGAATTACCAGTAATACTTCTGGATAAGATTACATCTACTGTAGCAGCAATTGCTGCTCGAGCATGATAATCTACCAAAGCCCCATGTTTAACTACCGAATCATACCTTCTTGCCGTAGATAGGAAAGTTTCCCTTGCCATGTTATCTACATAGTAGTGAAGTACTTCGGCAATTGCCGCAAATAATGAGAGGATGATAATTAAGATGTTCCCCTCCGAATAATCCGTTATGAGTTTCTGACCTTGAGGGTCTTTGAGTCCCATAAGGGATTCAACCAGCTTGGCCTTAATCTGTTGATAAGACCTCTGGTATGGGTTAAGCCATTTATTTGTGATTCCCATATTATTGTGTATTTAATGAATTATCCGACCGATCATAGGTGATATCGAGGTACTGACTAGAATTTGTTCCATTTACTACATAGGTTACTTCTATGTGTATTTTTGCATCAACTCTAGTAACTGTGATATTTTGGAAGGTTATTCTCTGTTCCCATGCACCTATGGCTTGTTTTAAAAACTCTTTAATTATAAAACTTAGGGCTTGTGAGTTTGGTTCCTCAATACATTGCCATAGTTTACTACCAAAGTTTTCCTGTCGGAATCTTTGACCTATCATGTAATATAATATCGAACTTATATTATCCCGGATAAGTTTAAAATCCCCGTTTACTGGGTACCAACCTCTTTCCCCATTTTCATTAGTTGTAAGTTGGATAGGATAAGTTACACCTATACCAACTAAGTCTGTAAAGTAATTCTTTTCCATTAGTGTATGCAGGTTTTATCCTCATAATCGTCTACGACGAATTGTGAGAAAGGTTTAGTTATTTGAGTTGGGGTTGGGCCTGATGAACCAGGTCCCGTAGTTACACCAGAGTGTACATGAGAATTGAACATATTTCGAAGTTGTTCTAGTTCCTTAACCGTTTGATTTAATTTCTCGGTTAATTGGAATATATTGATTACTCCACCATTCTCACCCGTATTTAATATTACTGAATCCCCAGAAGATACATTAATATCCTTTTCAGATGATATCACTATATTAGCTTCGGAAGATACAACTATGTTACCATTGAAATAAAGGTTTAATGTACCATTATCATCATCTATTACAATGAGATTGCCCTCAGGAGTAACTATACCCATTTTGTTTGGGCCATCTAACGGTTGTGGTACTTGGTTAATTCCCCAACCATGATATTCCCATAGAGGTTTAGTGGGGTCACCGTATTCAAAGGTAATAAATACTATATCTCCTATTTTGGGAGTTAAAAATTTGAACCCGCCACTAATAGAACCATGTTGACCTTTTGGGTAAGCCCATGCAGTAGTACCACCCATCACTTCGGGGATACATACCTCAACCCGATTCATTTTCTTTTCGGTATCACTGTTATTAACAACTATACCTCGATATACAGAGTAATATCTACCGATGCCCTCTATACCTTCTTCTGTTATTATCTTTGCAGTTTCATAACCCATAACTACTTCACCTCCTTATTTTTAATATATTCTTTAAATCTCCTTAAGGCTACTTCCATGTAATCAAACTTAACCCAATAATCATCTGGTACTTGAATATCTTTAATAGTTATCTTACCTGGTAATACCTTACCCGAAGAAGTAGTTAAACTACCAGAGGTTATAGCTATACCCTCAGCTTTTTCTATTGGAGTCTTAGCTAATACTTCCGTATAATAAGCTTTCTTTCTAAGAAGTTCATCCTTACGCTTAGGGTCGAGTACATTGCCTTCTTTATCCATAATACCGGATTCTATGAAGTAAGCTACCTCATTATAAGTCCAGCTTAAATCTAATTCTCTGGAATTACTCAAAGCTTTCTTATCCTGGCCCTTAGAAGTTTTAGCATTAGCTTTAGCATCATTAGCTACTACCGATTGAGTAGATAATCCAAGTTTAGCAGTAGTAGAACCTGCTCTACTAGAATTTCTAACTAATTCTAAACTAGTTATATACCCTTGACCTGGATCCATTGAATGAGTACACTGTTTTATATACCAGGGCCCAGACCATCGTTTACCAACATTTTCAAGAATAATTACTTGAGAAGTGGCTAATAAAGGTCTTCCCACTACCTGCATCTGACATATGAGTTTACTCTCAGTATGTTTCAAACCACCATTGGCATTTGCATTAGCTGCCCAAGCCCATTTATCAATTCCTCCATATCTACTGAATAGATTGCTATACAGTTTATATAAGGGTACCTCTACATCGGCTTTCTTCCAATGCTGGACTTTTACAGTAACACTGTATATACCTAAGCTCTTATTTAAGGGGTTCTTATATTTGATGACTGGAGTATCATCTATGACCATAGTATAAGGGCCTTTCTTTAAAGCCGAGATACCACGATAGACACTTTCCTCATCTTCCAATCTCCAAGCAGTAGCTCCTCCTTTAGGTGTATGCTCTGGGTCATAATCTCTTGGGTCAACATCCTCTATTACCATATACTCCATCTGTTCCTTACCTTCAAATAAGTATCTGGTATCTTTAAGGATATTGTATAAATCCTCTTTTAAATTCTGGCCGTTAGTAACATTCTTAAGAGCAGCATTCAATGCAGCTCTCCTGTCAGAAGGAAACTCTTCCTTCTGTATAGTCTTATTAATAATGCTACGTACCTGATCTGTACTGAGTTCATTAAGGAATTTCTCTTTACCTTGCCGATAAGCTTCAGCAGGATTAGCTGCTGAATACTCTGCTACATCTGAATTCCATTTATCATTCAACTGCCTTCTAGCTTCTATAGCAGCAATAAGGTTTGGATCAGTCTTTAGAGCATGGTTGATTTGCATTTGCCTAATCGTGGGGATATCAGCTGGGTTATTCTCAGCACCATATTTGCCAACGGAGGTATGCCAATTCTTATAATAAACTCCATTGTTCTCATTAGCTTTTATCTCAGGTAATTTTTCCTCATCATCAATTCCCGTACTTAGTACTTCGAGGTCTTTACTTTCTGGATTCACTACTGGAGATAGGGTAGCTTTAACTCGTTTAGTTACCTTTTGAGTAGAAAAATGGACACTTAATACTTCTCCATTCTCTCCCTGATAGGTATAAGTAGTTACCGGCTCTTCATGAAACTTCCTATTATGAATATAAATAACCCCATCTCTAGAATCTATATACCATGGTCCATTAGTATACCCTTTCATCTTTTGTTCTAATTGAACCAAGATATTTTTACCGATTAACCCAAAGTCACTATCTATTAAAGCTTTTAAATCTTCTGGCATTGCTACTTCTGCTACTCCACTGTAACGGTTAGCATAGAGTACTTTTCCAGTAGTAGTACGTACATGTTCTGTAGGCACTTGTAGTGACTCATATACTTTATTACTAATTTGTTGTTCCATTATTGAAATATTTCTATGATTACCCCAGTTCCATTCTCGCATCCCTTATCTAGATAAGCCGATAAACTATTTCCTGGAGATTCAGAAAAATTGTATGGCGGCTGAAATCTTAAATCTCCGATAGAATCAATACACTTAATAGTTACATGAGTACCTGTGGAATCAAATCTAGCTTCAAAATCTCTAACCTTGATTGTTTTGATGGGCCCAGATATAAATTGCCCATCTGGATATATATATCCCCACTGTAGACATATTACACTACCCTCTTGTAAAGAGTCTATATCTACAGTATCTGGGTCACCAGTATCAAAGGTTATAGTAGCTAAATTTTCCTTTTCTTCATCATACCTATAATTCCATGTACTAATATAAGCTCCAAGAGGTATGCCAGTAATGGGATTCACTATTGGCATACCTCTAAAATCAAACAAAGCCAGGTAGGGTTGTCCCATACCGTTATATAAGATGGGTTTCTGTTTAGCTGCCATAAGAAGGTATTCTTATAAGGGTTCCACTTTCTAATTCTTTAAAAGGATTTAGTATACCATTAGCCTCAGCAATAATATACCATTTCCCAGAATCTCCGTAATACCTAAAAGCTATATTCTGAAGAGTTTCTCCATCCTTAACCGTATGCTGAATATCATTTGAGGATGAAGGAACTGAGGGGATAGGAGCTTCTAGGGAATAATCCCCATCTCCATAGTTTAGAGCATAGGCATTTTTATAAGGGCTATCTCCAACCAGATATTGATTAACATCTATCATAATTTAATACCCTCCGTCTTTTTAAGTGAATCTGAATTTATAAAGTCTCCATAGGATAAGTTATATGCACTTACTCTCTTGAATATTAATTCTTGAGTAGCTGCTGCAGGTAATAACCTACCATTTCCAAAAGTAGCGGGTTTCCCAGGAACCCTAATCCTACTGCCATTCTGAAAATTTTTCAAAGTATAAGTAGCCGAAGTAATAATGTAGTAGTGATTATTGAATATACCCGAATCCCCCCATTCTATCTTAACAATCGGAGGAGCCGATTGATAGCCATTAGATTTAGACCAAGCTTCCAATAACCTACATTTATTTAATACCTCTTCTGGATTATTAGGGTCATTACAGTACCAAGATACATTAAATTGGATTATATCCTCAGACCCAGTATAATGATACATAGGAGTATTACGTCCCATGGACTTAATAGTTGCCCATGTGGTTTCACCACGAAAGTCCAATTCTGGAGGTCTATTCTGTAGAGTAATATACTGTGTAGGATTAGCGGTCAAATTATATATCCTTACCTGATTCCGATATTTAATATCTGATTTGACTTCGAAGTTCCTATAATTGGTTGTGTTCTTATTCCCTTTTGCTGGGTCTACTCCTTCCCCCTCTTCCATTCGGGGGAATTGTAATTCCATCCTCCACTTAGCTTGAAGCTGTTTATTTAATGTGGGATTCTTTGAAGATATCTGAGCCTCTCCCACAACCCCATTAGGGTCATAGAGTTTACCCTTTAGAGCATCATCTTTTGGAAGTGTAGATGTATTCCTATTGAGTAATATCCTGGCTCTCCATAGTTTATTTAAGGGACCCGTAAGAACTCCTGCGGTATCCCTTGTAAGGTCATTGTACTTTTCAACAACCTTACCTGCTGCTTTATTTAATATCCTAGCCATAGTATCTTAATTTTAAAGTCCTAATGCCACACCTGTATAATCTTGCTGAGAGCCCAAGGAGTAATCTCCTAATATTTCCCCATTTACACTGACGTTAATCTTACCATCTTTTAATCCATCTCTAATAGCTGCTCTCATAGCATTTAAAAACCTTTCTTCATTTTGAGCCCTGATAGCAGAGGGGTCTTCTTTAGATTGAGCATCGGTATTCCTATCAACAGAACTTATAAGTCTACTACCTACTTCTACTAATAAAGGTAATCCAATCGTAATGGCAGCTCCCCAGGGTCCACCAATTAACCCTAATAATCTACTACCAACAGTAGCTAAACCCCTAATAGCTACGGTTTTAGCAGCTTGTTTACCAGCTTGTTTAACTACAGTACCCCCAACTACATTCCCAATGAGTGAAGTAGCAGGAGGCATTCCGGGATTCGGGGTTTTAACAAATCCACCAGTTTTGGTATTATAAAATCTACCAGCTCTATTCATACTAACTCCTCCCATCATCATCTGCAATTGAACCATAGTCCTCATAAGATTTACCATACTTATCATATGAGCTTCCATGATAGCAAATTGGGTGTTCGTCTTAATAGCTGCTGCAGACATACCCTCAGTAGAAGCAGTGGCAATAGTTTGTAAATATCCAACCGACCTTATAATACCTCTCACAGTATTAAACCCTGCAACGAGGGTACCAACTACTACTGCTGTAGCTCCTACTCTAAGACCAAAACCTCCAACCCAAGTTTCTGAGATAGAATTAATTACTTTGATTATAGAGTTACCCACATTTAGTACTGGGGTAAAGATTCTACCCAAAGCCGCACCTGCTGTAACGGTTAAGTTCTCTATACTTGATTCAAATTGGTCGATTACACCAGCATCTGTTTTAAGACGTTCTTCATTGAGTCGATTTACTACCCCCATGTTTTGGCCATAAGTTGCAAGTATCTTACCCATCTTATCTCTACCAGAAGCAATATCCCTAAGTACTGGGAGCATACCACGATTACCCCGAACCCCAAAGATATTAAAGAAAGTTGGTGTTTCGATTCGTGAAGGTAAATCTACTGCGGCCTTAGCAAACTTCTGATAGATAGTGTAAAGGTCTATAAGATTACCCTGAGCATCGAAGAATTCATCTGGACTTAAGCCCAGGTCTGCTAAAGCGTTATAGCCTTTCTTTTTTTGATTAACAAGGGATAGTTGTAAGTAACGAATCATATTAGCCAGTGAGGTACCTGCCATAGAACCTTGTATACCCATATCACCCAATACACCAATAGCAGCAGCGGTTTGCCGAAGGTCTACTCCAGCAGTTGCCATATCTGCTCCTGCATAAGATATGGACTGGGCTAAGTCTGTTAAAGATATATTTGCATTAGTAACTGCAGTATATAAATCATCGGTTACTCTAGCGGCTTCTCCCATTGGGATTTGGTACATTGACATGATATTGGTCATCAAGTCAGCTACACCACCTTTCTGTCCCACTGGCATTGTAAAGATTGAAGCCAGCTTAGATGCTGGCCCAATCATTTCTTTAATAGCATCGAATTTATTACCTGCCATAGCCAGGTATCTTTGTCCTGATGCAACATCCGAAGCAGTAAGAGGTGTTATCTCATTGACATCTTTTGCCAATTGTAACATTTCTCTTTGTTCTGCAATGGTGGCACCAGCAATTTTCGAAGCAGTCCAAACTTCATTCTGAACACCCGCAGAGTATTTATAGGCCCTTGCCATTCCCCCTACGAGCTGCATTCCGAAGTCCATTGTATTGGAAGCTGACATCTGTATACCTCTATTCCAGGTATTCATGTCATTCATCATAGTTCTGAATGACCCAGATATCTTGCCAGCCTCCTGAGAGAATCGGTCTTTTAATACCATGGCAACACCGACCTCTACTATACTCCTACTGGTATTCATAATTTATTTTCTTTTCTTTAGTTGTTTATAATATTGCTCGGCCATTTCCTTAAATATTTTCCTGATTCTATACGGAAGACGTAAAAAGCCGAAATAGTCTAAGGCTATCTCGGCTCTGGTGATATAAACAAAATCACTCTCTAACATTACTCTTCCGTCAGGTAGAAAAAATTGGGTGCCCAAACTATAGGATAAGTTCTTTCTTCTCCAGTTAAGGGATTAGTAATATGGGACTCTCCCTTAAAGATAGGGTCAATAGAGATTATATACTTTCTCATCTCAGCCATATCTTTTGCTGTAAATGGAGTAAAGTTTTCTACCTTCTCCCAATTACCGTCTACTTCTAAGTAAAGATTCCGACAAAGTAAGGGGGCATTCTTAGTTTGTTTATCCAAGGGTAACTTCATGAACTCCTGTTCTCCCTTACCAGTCATACAATCAAATTTGATTTTCTTGCCCGATGAAAGAAGATATTCATGACCGGTTAATTGAATACCCTTTGGATAATAAGGGATGGCATCTGGTTTTTCATCAAATACCCTATTATCAGTGGGTACTTCTGAATAATCGAAAAGGAACTCATGAAGGTCTTGGCCATAAGTAACTTTACCACCGTTCTCTTTACCCCAGTCATATTCAAATTCTACTTCCTCTCCCAATGAGAATATACGAGAATTGAAGATAATAGCATAACGGTCATTGACTGGTAAGTTAAGGGCATCATCTACGGTTAATTTCCCATTAGGGGTAGCAGTAGTTCTAATTACAATTGCTGCAATGAACTTGGTAAGGTTCATCAAAGTCTTCATGTCTGAAAGGTTACTGAGAATATCTTCATCAGCACCATTCTGTTCTCTGATTTCATATTCGAAACCAGAAGGTCCGGTAAATCTAAATGTTCTAAATTCCATAATTTGATATATTTAATGTTTACAAATGTTCATAGTACTCCGTATAACAACAAGAAAGGGGTGAGCTCCTATCACAGGAATCCCACCCCTCCACCGAATCTTAGTGAAAATAGACTAAGGAATTAGTATTTATCTGCAGTACCAACTGAGAACTCTATGGACTCAATGGTATTCTCTGAAGCCATTCTGTCCAAGTCTAAGCCGGTAATCTTACATGGCCATACCTCTTCGAAGACGTGGGTATTAAGAACCGAAACTCCATCTTCGGCAAGTTCGTTTACAATAGCCGTTTCCCAATATTGGCTTGGTACTAAGCCACCACCAACTATATGGTCTTGGCAAGAATAGAGCCAGTCATGAAGCCAGGTATCTGAACCTGCAGTAGTCATAAGTTTCTCTACGATAAGATTACCTATAGTAACCCTACCAGCAGTTTTAACATCTCTATTGACATCCCCATGAGCCACCTGGTCAATCTCAATATCAGGCAAAGTACAACTTTGGAATAGATAAGTATTGATAGGGTGTTTGGGGAACATGATGCTCCACAAGAATTTCTTCCGTGGATTTTTTACTTTTGCTCCCATCGTTATATGTTTATAGGTTATTACTTGTTTCTACGATTGATACTGCCTTAGAAGCTGCATCGATTACAATCTCCATAGTTACCTCTTGCATAGGAACTACATCCTTATACTTAAGGATAGCACGGTACTTACCCTGACGAGCATCTGCTTCGTTATTAACCGAAAGGTCATCCCAAGAAGTTGCATCTTGGTCACCCATCCAGGTATACTCGGTCATAGCATCTTCGTCTACCAAAGAATCTAACGTAGGTTTAACTTCCAACCAAATTCTTTTCCAAGTACTCCAAACATTGGGCTCTTCCAGGTATTTGTTGAGTACCGGGCGAAGGAACTTCTTCAAGTAGAGATTCAACCTTACGATTGAAAGGAATCTTTCAGAATCCTGTTTTACCTGAGAAGAGAAGCAATGCCATAGCATGGTTTGTTTACCTGCATCGGGAGTATCTTTGATTACCATCTCATTGATATAATTCTGAGCAAGTGTGTTCAGTTCATTATATCGAGAAGGAGAACCATAGTTAGGGCATACTGGACCAACTGCATCCCCAATAACTCCTCGGTTCATACCTGCAAAGGATTTCCAAGGACCATATTGAGTAGCAGAGGCATCTCCCAAACCAACAATAGTACCCACTACATCGGAATCCTGAAGATTACCATTTTCGTTGTAGTACTTAAGTCCACCACCAAAGTAGGCAATGTACTTAGAGTTACCTACAGTACCAAGGCAAGTCTGTACCCAAGTAACCTGAGCTTTGTAATCTCTTGCCTGAGTACCTTGAGTATAATGGGTTAAGTGTTTGGGAACTTCGATATACAGTACCCATTCCATCAACTCTTTTGCCATATCTGCAGCAGCCTTATATACCTTGAGTACCTCTGAATCTTGTTCCAAGTGTTGAGAGATATGTGAAATAAACAATTGGTAGAAGTCTGTGTAGTCTCTTACCAAGTCCAGTGAAGCAATCCATTCTTCGGCAGTTGGAGTGGAACCTGCACTACCGATAGTACCATTAAACAGTTTCTCTGTTTCGGAGGGTGCAGCATCTCCAACGGTAATAGTGATAGCATTCTTAGTACCGTCGATATCATCGGTAAGCCACTTAATTAGGTTTTCAAAAGAGGAACCTGCAGTAATTACCGGCTTAATATATTCCGAGTTCTTAGCAAATGCACTAAGAGCAAGGTAATCTACCGAAGTATTATTGTTATCATCGGCAGTTTTGTAGGTTATTACTGGACCCTGTTCAAGTACTTGCCCATTAGCCGAATAGATTTTATAATACAAGGTATTAGCTTGTTTATAAAAACCAACCTGGAAAGTATTAGCACTACCAATTGGATCTCCATATCCCTTGGTTACTAATCCAAAACTATAGGTAGTACTACCTGATTTGAAAGTAATCAGAGCAGAGGGTTTAGCCGAGTCGGGTACAGCAGAAGCAACTGAAATCCCATCTTCTGAATCTTTAGCTTTTCTTGCCGCAGCCTGAGAAGCAGTTACTGTACCTTGAGCAGCTCCCTTGCCAAGTACTCGAATAACACGAAGCTTAGAACCACCTTGCAAAGCCTTTTCGATATTTGATACAGAACCATCGGGTACAATTTCAGAACCATATATTCTTTGGAACTGAGAGAATGTAGAGATGATTTCTGAAGGGTCATCGTATGGGCCCTTAGTAGTTCTAGCCAATACACAAGAAACTCCTAACATAGGAGTAGTTTGAAGAACATTGTTGTTCTTAAACTTAAAATCAACATGAGGTGAAGTTGGCATAATTCTATTGTGATTAAAGTTAATTACTTGTTTAATTTATACCCTAGAGTATTGTACCTATACCTTAGGTACTTTTAACCCTAGCATCTCATTTTCGTTTTGTTCTAACAATCCAATAAGAACCGATATATCCTTGATAGGTGTAAGAGTACCTTCTCCCAAAGCTTTTTCTGGAAGAATACCGTCCTTACATACATAGGTGTATACCTTCTCAAGTATACCATGCTCTACATCTGGATGGTCATAATAATTACCAATCTCAATGAATAGGTTTCCGGTGGGAGCAAGCCTGCCCTTTCCCCATTCCTCTAAATCATTGAAGTATGGTCTCACGTATCCTCTAGCAGGTAAGCCAGTATATAAGATTGTATGTAGCAATCTCATATCTGCTTGTGTTTGAGAAACCAGATGTACATCTATGGTAATATCCTTAGTTTCATAAGGAAACTCTGAAGCTTGGTAATTACCATCCTCAAGTTTATCACCAATGATGTATTTATTCACACCAATATCTCCAGCATAATAACCTTGTAGTTCTATGGTTATTCTTGGGAGAGTCTTTGGGCCTTTTACTTGATTATTCCCTATACCAAAAAGTGGTATAAACTTCTTCATACCTTTGATTGCCTCTTGAAATCTTTTTTCGTTTTCTTGAGACAAAGGTAAGAAGTCTTCTGGATTCAAAGTTAGACCCATTTCTAACATTGTACTTAGTAAAGAGATATAAAAAGTTCTCTCTACTATCTCTTCTGAATTTACCATTAATTTCCTAATCTAATTTTTAGTTGAACTTCAGGGTAGCCAGTATCATTTATAACTCCATTATATGCTACAACCACACCACCAAGCCCTGATATACGGGTTTCAAGATGGCCAGTACAATTTAATTCACTAACCCAAGTAGTACTTATATTAGAGGGGTAATCGGTAAGCCATACTTTAAATGGTATAGGGTCCGTCCCTGGAGAAGGAATAGTACCCTCTATGGTTTTACTAATGTCTGTTATCTTAAACTGTTTTATAAACTTAGCCACTTCATAACCATTGATATGGTAGTATTGGTATCCCTTTACACCCCTAATAGAAGCAGTATTACTACCTTGCCCTATATTTGGAAATGGTATATTAGGAGTTGGTTCAAAACCATACTCAGTAGTTCTTTTACCAGGAGATTGTTTTATAGTTATATCTTTCGTACCAGCCTGAGATACTATTTGTATAACACCGCTTCTTTCCTTCGGATTATAAGTGCTTGCCTCATACTCGTTGTTATAAGAGAGCGTCTTAACTGTTAATTTTCCAGCATTATTACCTTCTCCAATTTCTTGGGTTACCTCTAACCAATCAGATGAGCTTTCTAATTTCCAATCTACAGCACGGTATTCATCTTGAGGCTCATTATTTATAAACTTCTGTTGGTAACTATATACCCCTATTTCTAGAGTCTCACCCTTTTTAGTACCATCGAAAGTATGGGAAGTAGTTTCCGGAGTGATACTAAAATAAGTTCCCCAGGTCTCTACTTTAGGAGCAGCCTTTTGTTGTATCAGAGTTACTTCCCTTTCTACACCCTGAACTACTACCTTGAGGACCTGCTCTTTTAAGGTCTGTTCTGTATTTACTGCTTTCGGTTTTACACGAATGGTAGCAGTACCAGTTCCTGATAGTGAAGATATTTCAAAATCTACTGCCATTATATAATCCTCCTTATTTCTTTTCTAACTTCATTACGTATTTCCTTTTGTAAGGCAGCTTTTCCACCAGCAGCCTTAAATGCAGGACCCCATAGAGGACGAGGTGGTAAATTACCATCCCTGCTACCATATTCTAACATGATAGCTATCTGGTTCAAGGTTTTTCTTGAAGTCTTACCAGTATAGGTAATCTTCTTGATTCCAATTGGTAAACCAACGAAAGTTCTTTTCTTACCCTTTACTAAAGTAACTGACCTGGCATATTGTCCAGTAAGATTTAGCATGGTATGGTCTCCATATTTCTTTATGGTACCAGGAGCATGTGGTGGCCAAGATACTCCGGAACCCCTTGGAGGTACACCAGTATTCAAACTTCGTCTTACTATACGAAGAAGTTGATTGCCAAACTTTTCTGTACCTTTCGCATAACCCTTAGTTAAGATACTTGGAGTTTTAGCAATCAACCTTTCTGCACGAGCTTGTTCTCGTTTATCTACGTATATTTCTAGAGGACCAATTGGAGTCGATAGTGTAATATTAACCGACTTACTTGGCATAATTCTTATTATTGTTTAGGTTTATCTAATCCCAATTCTTGAGCAATCCTTAATAAAAGGGTTTCTTGGTTAGTTAACCTCTCATTCATGGATAACTTAAATTCTTCGAAATCTGGAGCAGGATTACGAGGTGATTCTGAACGATTATTAATTAAACCAAGAATATTATCGCATTCAGAAACAACGGCCTCAAATTTGGCTTTGTTATTTAAAATATTTAAAGCATTCTGTTTCTGCATTGATACCTCATTAATGATATTATCGAGATTGGTCGTATAATAGGTACCATTATAAATACCTTCATTTACATTAGTTGGTAAATAAATGGTAATTTGAGATATTGAATCTTGTATCACTAATTCGATACTGTTAACAAAACCTTCTTTACCATTTGAGGCCATTGGTTTACTTTCGCCAACTTTTAAAACTCTTGCTTGGTCAAAGATTGGATAACCAGACCGACGATCTTTCTTTAGGGTGAAAATCATATCACCCTTTTGTACTTTCTGAAAAATCAATTCTTCCATAATCATTTTCTATTTATTAAGTTTAAACCGAATGATACTGCACCTGGATTCTTCTGCATGAAGTCTACCAGTTTTAGAAATGGATAGTATCCAAATTGATTAATGAGTACCTGAGCTTTGTTTGCTACTTCTTGAGCAACCTCTATATTTGGAGCAGGTAATGCTAGTTGTATCTTAAATTCGGTGAGTTGTTCTTATTGTTCCATAATTCCTTAGTTAATGTGTTAAAATGAAAAAAGGAGTACACCTAAAATAGATGCACTCCTTTTAGTCATCCCAGCAAATTAAAAATTACTGAGCCGGTGTAGTAGTTGTACCTTTTAAGGCAGCCACAACTTGATTGATAATGTTCTGGTCTCTCTGAGCATCTACTACTCGATTAAGGCGGGCAATCTCCTGGTCTTTTGCAGTATTCTCGATGAGACACTTGATTTCCTGTTGTCCATTCTTGAGGTCACAGCAGCAACGTTCCAACTGAAGAGCCAAGTCAGATTTTACTTCTTTAATCAAGCCTTTGGTTTCGCAGCAGCAATCTGACTGTTGGTGTTCCATGTTGCAGAGACGGTCCATAACACGATTGAAGCCTGCGCCCATTTGGTCACGAGAATCTCGGATATCCGAATTCGTTTTGTAGCCCAAATCACAAAGACCTCTTTCCGTAGTGAAACGGTTGTTAAGGATTTCTCTACCAACACCGGCAACATCTTTTGCTACCCCACTGATTTCTTGAGTAACTCCACGAGCAGCATCAGAGATATCTTTGTAGATACCTGCCTTTGCTTCTTGAACCGTAGATTCTACTTTCTGAGTGTCAGCTTTGGTATCATTGATTTTGTCTCATACGGAAACTGCAGCAGCACCAAAGCCACCACCTACCAATGCACCCCCGACGGCACCCCATCCGGAGCCCCAACCAGAATGATTATTACAACAATCACTACCTCTATCGGCAATCACTACGCCTTCACCGGCACCTTTTACTTCTACTCCCATAATTTTATTGGTTTTAGGAAATTAATAATTAAGTTTTTAGGGTCTCCCATATAATAAATACTGGTGTTGTATATAACCTGTCTCTTATACACATCTCCGAGCCCACGAGACAGGCAGAAATCTCGTATGCCGTCTTCTGCTTGAAAA